CGCGGAGAAAGTCAAGAGCCGCCAATTCCAGGCCGCGGTGCGACGCAGCCGACCAACGTTTCGCAGCCATCACGAAGAGCTCGAGCTGACCGGGGAGACCCGTAAGGAGGGCTAGGCGCGGCGGGAATGCCACGAAGCCCGCTCTCTACGGTGGGCTTCGTGGTGTTTGCCGGGCAAACACTTTCATGATATACTAAATGTATGGATAAGCCTAGTGATGTAGAGTTGGCTTGGTGTGCGGGGTTCGTGGATGGTGAGGCTTCGGTGGATGTATTTCGGGGCTTTATCCACATTCAGCAGAATCAAGTTGAGCCCTTGAGGAAGCTTCAATCTATTCTTGGGGGGCGGATTAACGGGCCATATACCCGTACTCGTCGGATTATCGAGAGTGGTAGCCCATTCTGGTATTGGCGTTTGGGCATGAGTGCGGGCAGCCTGGTAGTCGCTTCTTGGTTAACTCCATTTGCCGTGAACAAGCGTGAGAAACTCGTGGCTCTTGCAGAGCGAGGCAGAGCCTAAGCCCCTATGCCAGCATTCCGAGCCCGGGCGACGACACGCCTACGCCCGCCTGAGGCCCGCCGCAGGCTACCACCTCACTCGCCAGCCCCCGCCCGATGTCACCCGAAAGATGAGGGTGTGGACGGGGGCTGGCTGGCGGAGGCTACGGGAGCAGGGCAATCAGCTGGCCCTCAGTCAGGGTGGGGATGAAGCCCTTGGGGGTGTCGTGCCACACCATCACGTCGACGTCGCCGAGCACGGGGTGGCGGTAGGTGATCATGTCGACGTCGTCACCCTCCTCGGTGGTCAGGTGGATAAAGCCCCGGGTGGTCAGCAGGGTGTCGAGGTTGGTGTCGTCACCGATCACCAGGTCGATGTCGAGGTCACGGTGGGTGTCGGTGATCGGGGTCGAGAGGCGGAGGGTGATGGCGGTCATTTTTGGCTCCTTCGTTGTCGTTGAGATAAATATACGCCATACCCGAGGCTGTGGCAAGGATTCGGGGCAAGATCCTTGCCACAGCTTCAATGTAGATCAGAACATGCGATGGAACCAGAGCTCAAGGGTGAAGCCGAGCCATGACCCGACGCGCACGCAGAAGGTGATCCACATGGCGAAGAGGAAGATCGTCGTGGGCTGATGCCAAAATCCATCGGATATGGCCTGGCGGCGGGCTTTGTTCATGGCATCATCATATCCCGTGCCTCGGCACGTGGCAAGGCCCTTGCCCAGTAATTTTCTGTGACGGCTCCTTGCCCAAAGTTATCCTTGCCATGTGCCTGGCTGACGGGATAAGGTAAGGGCATGACGAAAACACGTAAGCCCGCCAGCCATAGCCGCCGTGCTGCCCGTCGTCGTGCCCAGGCCGAGGGGGGCATGGGGGCTGTGATCATGTTCTTCATTGTCGCCCTGACCATGATCATCTCCGCCTGGATCATCATCCTCGTCGGCTGATTCCCGAGGGGGCGTCCTACGGGGCGCCCTCTCCCCGGCGAGGGACGAGGCTGGCGGCCCTGAGCGGGGCGTAGGAGCAAGATCGCTGCCGACGGGAATGCTGGCATATGGTGTGGCGGAGAGAAAAGATCTTGCTCGATCACCTTGCCATATCGCCGCGCGTGGGATATATTTATCTCATGACGAACAACGAACGCGACAGGCCCGAACTGATCGACGAAATCGACGCCTTCTACGCCGCTGACGCGACTGACCCGATGATCGACATGACCGATCTTCGCGAATACCTCCGCGAGATGATCATCGACCAGCCGATCGAATCGACGCGCACGCTCGACGCCGCCGATCGTGAACTGCTCACGCGCGCGTGCCTCGACCTGTCCGTGTGCCCCGTGCACCTCGTCGATTACATGATCTGCTTCGACGATGATGATCACGAATGCCGTGCCGTGCGCATGATCCACCCGACACGCGACAACTGACCTTGCCCGCCGTGCGCGCCCTGCCCCGCGCGCACGGCCCTGACAGGTGAGGTATGAGCCTGTACGGCCCGCTGACGGGGTAACGGGCGTGGGCAGAATGCTGGCATACGGGGCGCTCCACGACGCCCACACGCCCGTTGGTGTGGAAAGATCTTGCTGCCCAGCCTCGACATGCCGCCCAGGGTAGGCTATAATTAAGGCATGACAAACCACGCGAACTGCGATCACGACAACACCAAGGCCGCGCGTGCTGCGTGCCGTAGGGCGCAGGCGAAGGCTGTTGCAGCCACCGATACTGCCGAGCTCAAGGCCCGCCGCGAATGGGACAAGGTGGCTGCCGAGCTCGAGGCACGCAACGCGGCCCGTGACGCCGCCTACCACTGCGAACTGTGCGGCGGTCTCACCGGGCCGCCCAACGAGTACAACCAGAGCTACAGCCAGTGCTGCAACGAGCCCATCCACGATGGGGATGATCACAGCCGCTGCCACCACAACTGAGCCACGCACGGGCGAGGTGATCGGCTGAATTTTCCTAAAGCCGATCACCTCCTCGCGCCCCTGCTCCCCACACGGCAGAGAAAGATCTTCGAGTTGATCTTGATATGCCCGGGGCGAGGGGATATAATTGATCCATGACGCGCGATCCTGACGAAGTGAATAAGCGCGATGCCTATTTCGGGCCCGAGGACAAGGCAATCGAGCACCTCGAGTGCGGGCATTGCGGGACCATGATCGACGATGTCCAAAAGGTCGATCTGATCGAGAAAATCCGATGGCTGTGCAAGGGCTGCCGCCGACAGGTTATCGAGTGGGTTTGACACCGAACGCGCTGCCCCTGTCACAGTACGTGATAGGGGCAGCGTTGTGGTTACGTTGTGCGATATTTGCCGTCATTCTGCGTATGGTGATTACCCTGTCACGGCCCGTCATCCCCCTTGTCAAGGAGTAATTTGTCGACGTACGATCGTGACAACCTTGCCTCACCTAGAGGGGTGGGGCGCTCAGGGAGGCGTAAAACGGGTGAGTGGCGATCGGGGTATGCCAGCATACCGGGCGGATCAAACGAACCCCACGCTGCCCATTCAGCGCCGCCACGTCCACCGCGGCCCCCGTCGATTCGCCAAGACTCGAGCGGTGATCACCAGCCCCTCATTCTTCGCCGTCGCCGGCTTGTCGTGTGCGGCTGCGGGAACTGGCCTGCTACTTCAGCTATCCTTTTCCCTGCCCCCAACCCTTGACGTTCCGCCGTCAATCGCGACGTCGTCATACGCGACACAGACACAACCTACAGCCATAGAGACGTCTGGCCTCGCCACTGACATGCCGACACACGCCCTTACAGTGACGACAATACCGGTACGACTCGGCACGATACGGACGCCGTCAGCGATTCCGCAGCAACGGGCAACGCCCCCTCCCGTGGTTGCCAGCCCTAGCCCGGAGCCATCTCCCGAGGCTAGCCTTACGCCTACTCCCAGCCCCTCGCCGAGCTCCAGCCCTTCGCCTTCCTTGCCCCTGCCAGAGCTAAGTTGGGTAAGCCCGTCGGGTGGCTCTACCTCTACAGGAGGCTGATCCCCATGACTACGATGGTGTGGAAAGAGGGTCAGGTAAAGCGTCGGTTAGCTTGGCATTCTCAGAAGGTAATAGACGCGCGTGCCGCGGATGACCTGTCCGAAGTGATAGCCGAGTATACCGAATGCGACCATCTTTTGGATGAGCTCTTGAAGCTCCGACCTGACCTTAAAGGTGAGTGATGAGTGAAGCGGCCGACCTGGGCGACCGCTCGGGATCCTCTATGCTGGTTTCTAGGGGCGGCGACATTCGGGTTTCTCGTAGTAGAGAATCGGCCCATTCCCATTTTCGTCGGGGCCGCCGTGGCTCTCATGGGCATTCCTGGCGCCATCGGGCTGGACGAAATGCGCAGAGAAAGAAAGCGTTCTTCCGGGACTATGCGGTCACATTCCTCTGGCTCTTCATCGTCGCGGGCGGAGTCCTCGGCTTCTTCCTCTGGGGGTGAAGGCAATGAGAGTGTTTAAGCAATGGTGGCAAAGGCGCTGGATGGTGATTTCCATCGTGGCTCTGATCGCTGTATCCGGTTACCTACTGGGCCGTACCTTCACTGAGAGCCAGCGTACTCATCGCCAGGTGGATAGGATTCGCCAGCCCATTTGCGCCGTGATGTATACGGCCCTAAGCCATCCTCCCACCACACCGGCCCAGGCGGAAACCCGAGGAGATCTCCTGGAGGCCTATGGGCCTACTGGATTGAAGTGCCCGAAGCCTTTGCCCGTTATGCTTGAGAACGAGAATATGGAGCCAAAGTGAGTGACGAACGCGATCGAATGGATTGGAAGGACGAGTCCTTCCTCGACGGAGTCAGCCACGTGGCCTATGGAAAGGGCCATCCCCAGAAGAAGACGGGCTGGATCCCGCGCGATCCCGAGAAGCCCATCCTGAGGTTTTCGGCTGGGCTCGAGACCATCCCGGCTCACCCGCTCACAGATCTGTGGCCCATTGCGGCTACCACCTGGCCGATGGACAGGAATGACCAAGTCGGTGACTGCGTAGTGGCGGCTGTCGACCACGCCCTCCAGGCCATCTCCACCCTTCTCGGCACGGGTCGGACGAACTGGACCGACGACCAGATTCTCGCCTACTACCAGACCCAGAACCCCGGGTTCAAGTCATGGTCCGACGCGGGTGGTCCGAACGACAACGGTATGGTGATCCAGGACTTCCTCAATTACCTGGTCAAGGAGGGTACGATCCTCGCGTTCGGTCTGGTCGACCACACCAACGAGGAGGAGATGAAGGCGGCGGCGTATCTTGGGCTGGCCAACGTCACAGGCGAGGTGCTCGACGTCGCCCAGCAGACCCAGCAGGTGTGGGATTACGTCAAGGGTTCCCCGGTGTGGGGTGGGCATGCCACTTGTACCAATGCCTACGGGGATTCCGCGGGCCGGGTGAGGGACCTTTTCCGGGTGGTTACCTGGGGTTCTTCTACTCTGGTTACGCCCCTTTTCTTCACCAAGCAGGTGGAGGAGGTGTACTTCATCATTCCAATGGATCTGGCTAGGCGTCCCGACTTCCGGGCCGGCTACAACCTCAGCTCCTTCGCGGCGGCATTCACCAGCTTGACCGGCCGCCCGTTTCCCGTCATCACCCCCGGGCCCACGCCCCCGCCCGGTCCCTCCGTCACGGACCAGCAACTGGTGGCGGCGTATAGCGAATACCGTCGGCAGCGTACTGTGCTCGATTCTGCGATGGATGACGTCATGAATCACTGGGTGGCGGGGAAAAGCTGACGTTCTTACAGTGAGCACGTAGAATTACCCCGTGTCCACTGAAGCACAGATTCTCGGGTGTGGCTGTCCTTGGTGGCGGCACCACCCGAGAGGACTTTGTACCCAAGTGAGAGAGGCAAAAGCCGATGAGTATGGACCCGTTGGAGGGGCAGCCCGTCCCGAATCGAGTGACACCCCAGCCGACGCCCGTGACATTCGACCTCGGCGAGGCCGACACTCAGGAGGGGGAAAAGCTGGTCGTCATCCGGGTGGGCATGCTCACGGGTGAAACCGTACTGTTTCTCGACCCTTACAGTGCCGCCGGAATTGGTGAGGCACTGGCTCAGCATGCCAAGGGGGTCGCAGGAAAGCCCTCCGTCGCCCGACACATTCCCAAGGGACTGATCGTTCCCGGGCAGAACTAGGAGGGCCATGCGATGGCCTCACCATTCCCTGATCTGAGCAACTGGCAAAATGGATCTGACCTTGTGGGGATCCTTCGGGCTTTGGGCTCAGATCGGGTGTTGCTCAAAGCCTCGGAGGGGCTAACCGCGGATCTTTCCTTCCCCGGATTCGTGCGGCAGGCCATCGGGTTGGACAAGAAGATCGGGGCTTACCACTTCGCCCGGCCCTCTGCTCACGATGGGACTACCGAGGCCTCATTCCACACCGCCGTTCTTCGTGGGGTCTTCGGGCCATCCATCAACTTGGCTCGTACTTGGTCCTGCTATGACATGGAGGATCCTCGCCTGGACCAGAAATCTGCTGGTGCGGCTTCTACGGCGAAGCTACATGCCATCTTATTCGCCCAGCAAATGGTCAAATCGGGCTGGACTCGAGGGGTTATTTACGCCTCCGCGCCCTATATCACGTGGTCTGGGCTTTGGCCTTCGGACCTCCCGGAGGGTTGGCGGTTCCTCCACATTGCCAACTACAACGCTACGCCCGATGAGCAGATCCCACTTCCTCCGCAGTGGAGCCGATCGCAAGTAGTGGCGAGGCAATTTACCAGTTCCGCGGTCGTATCTGGGGCGACAACGGCCCTGGATATATCCCACATTGACGCTGAATGGCTCGAGACAGCCCGGGGAGGCACTGTGTCTGTTCAGGACGTGAACGACGCACTCAACCAGCCAAGAGCCCTCGCGGAGGGGTTCACCGACTGGCGTGACCAGCTCGCCCGCAAGCCTGACGGTCTGATCGAGATGGTCCGGGCGATCTACAACCAGCTCGGGCTCAACATTGACCAGGGTGTGGTCGCCAGTAATCAGCAGGTTGGCCTAGTAGGTGCCGCCGTGGGTGCTGCCCGCGCGGATATCGCCCTCATCCTCACGGCCTTGACGACCCTGCCTCAGGCTCAGATCGACTATGATCTGCTCGCGGACAAGGTCGTCGATCGACTTGCTGCTCGACTCGTGGCAGGTGCTCCACCGGCAGTGATGGTACCACACAATCCCTGGCCGAATACCACACCAATGCCACAGGATGCCACACCTCTGGGGGACGAGGCGGAGCGCACGGCTGAGATCCTGCTGCCGAGGCGCCCGGGCACGCCCCCGCCTGGGGAAATGTACGCCCACCAGGACGGGACGCTGTGCCCTCACCCCGTACAGACCCCCGCAACAGGCCCCGACGGCCACTACCCGATTGTCGACTGTGGGTGTGGAAAGGAGAACGATGGGAGCTAACGCCTGGATGGGCGTCCTTTCCCTGGTGACTGGAGTGATCCTCGTGACTTCTTTTTACCTCAGTAGGTGAGATGGCTCGTTACGACATCCACTACATGGCGTGGCACAGTGAGAGTGAACGCTGGGAATGCCATCACTGTGGGCTCCTCGAGCAGGCCGATTCTTCGGGTGAGGTCATCCGCGTGATCCGACGCCCGGACAGTGGATGGCGTTCTAGCCATGTCCGGGAACTCAAGCTGGTTAGTCGTCCAGCCGTCGAGCCTCTGCCGCGGCGAAACGAGTCGGAGCTGCCTGAGCTGCCTGAGCGGATGAAGATCTGCTCCGTTCTTGACCAACTCTGGCTTGGTTCGGTTGGGATCCTGTGGGATAGCCCCATCGATCGCTGAGCAAGCCCAACGCGTGCTCCGGGGAAGATACCCTCGGGGCACGTTTTGGCGTGTGTACGGCGACCACAGACGCTCTATTGCGTGTAGGATATGCCCTCGCGTACGATGTCAATAGCCGGTCGGGTTGAGCAGGGCGTCGGCTCCCCGCCTCCAGCCCGGCCGGTTCTTAACTGACGGGAGGTGATCCAAATGGGTGGGCAACCATACATTGCCGGCCACACCAAACAGGCTCTATTGAGGGCCTTGGCTGCTGGGGATGAAACTCACGAGCAGCTGGCCGAGCGGTTCGATATGCCCCTGAGGCAGGTTGACTTCTTTGCCGGCCGGCATCAGGAGGAGATTTTCGCCCTTCGCCTGGATCCTGGGGATGAGCTAAGCTCTCTCTGGATTGCCAAGCTAGTGGATCGCCTTGCCGAACTCCAGGCGGACGTCGAGTTTATCAATGATACTTTCGGCGAGTCTGGTATGCCCTCCGCAGATCTGCTGCGCGTGAAGCACGCCGCGCTGAAGCATGCTGCTGAGGTACTCGGCCAGGCCATGCCCAAGCTCCAGGGCGATGGTCTGCTCAAGCAAGTCATGTACGAGATCGTGGGTGTGGATGTCGGTCAGATTTACCCGCCTGCACCCCCCTCGGATGAGGAGGAGGACGACCAGGACGAGGAGAGCGGGGCGTGAGCTTTAAGGATCCTCGAGCTGCCGTTCTTTTGCCCGGGCGAGAACATCAGGATGTCTTTAAGGTAAGGGACCCTGATGCCGGTGGTAGAACTCGTAAGCGGCGGAAAGTTAAGTACGCTCCTCGTGGAGCAGCCCAGAAGCTCCTTACTGCCCGGGATGCGGAGATCTGCATTGCTGGGCCCGCTGGTACGGGGAAAAGCCTCGCTGCTCTCTGGAAGATCCACCTGGCTTGTGCTGGGGTCCCAGGGGTCCAAGCCCTCATGGTCAGGCAGACTCACCTATCCCTGGCTTCTACCACACTGAAGTTGTTTGAGAAAGCCGTTATCCGTACCGCACTGGATTCTGGGATCGTGCGGTGGTTCGGGGGAAACGCCCACGAGCCGCCGGCCTACATCTACCAGAACGGCTCTCAGATCATTGTCGGAGGTCTGGACAAGCCCGACAAGTTCCTCTCGGCTGAGCTGGATCTCATCTTCGTGGATGAGGCAAACCAGATCACTAAGACGGCTTTCGAGATCTTGATCACCCGCCTCCGAGGGACAGCTGGGATGTACCGCCAGATCATCCTCGCCTGTAACCCCGACCACCCGAAGCATTGGATCAAACTTCGGTGTGAGAGTGGTAGTATGCGGATGATGGTCTCGCTCCACCGAGATAATCCCATCTACTACCAAGCCGACGGCGTTACCTTCACCGAAGCTGGACGGGATTATATCCAGGGTAAGTTGGGTAAGCTTACGGGTGTCCGTCGGCTCAGGCTGCTTAAGGGAATGTGGGCGGCTGCCGAGGGGGTTATCTACGAGGAGTGGAACGAGGCAACCAATGTCTTCCCGGGTCATCTACCCACACCCAAAGAACTAGGCAAGAAAGCTGAGACCAAGTACGAGAATTGGCGGTTCTGGTGGGCAATAGACTTCGGGTATAACAACCCGTTCGTGTGGCAAATGTGGGCCGAGGACCCAGATGGTCGACTGATCCTAGCTCGAGAGATCTACCGTACCGGGCGGATTGTCTCAGATCATGCTAAGCAGATCCAAGAGATCATGAAATCAGAGGGATGGCCAGAGCCCGACGCCATTGTCTGTGACCATGATGCCGAGGATCGGGCCACACTAACCCGTGAACTTGGTCGAGGGACCATTGCTGCTAACAAGAAAGTCATTGGGGGTATTACCCTCATGCAAGCCCGGGTCCACGAGGAACGGATTCTGGTTTGTGAGGAAGCTCTGGTTGATGTGGACCAAGCTCTTCTCGATGCCAACAAACCGACTTGTACCCTAGAGGAATTCCCCGCCTACGTCTGGGCTAATAAGGGCCGTCGATCTGAAGACGGAGAGCTCAAGGATGAGCCCCTGAAAGAGAATGACCACGGAATGGACGCCGCTCGCTATATCATTGCCCACCGCGATTGGCGAGGCAATGGTAGTGTCCGTTTCATGTGATCACTAGATTGACGTAGGTATTACCAACGATATACGATCCCCTAGAGGAGGTGGATCGTGGCTCGTAAGAGTTTCCAAGCAACAGTCAGGGCATTGTTTGCCATTGCCCGAAGTCGCGGATTGCTGAGCGTTGGTGGATTCGCCTGCCTATGTGCTGGCCTTTTCACTATTGGACTCCTCTGGGGCTTGCTTGGATCTGGTGCCTCACTCCTTCTCATTGATTTCATGCGGGATGACAAGCCGGAATTGCCTGAATCGGAGCATACGCCGACGGCTAGGTGGCATGAATGAGGTCCCTTGGTCGAGCTGTCCGTGATGCGGTTAGCCGAACGCCTCAGTCGCCGATCCCTCGCGGTACCAGTGCTGGTGGGTTGCCCATCGGGTCACCTCCCGGCACTGAGACGTTCATGCGTGCCATGGGCGGTGTGGGGACGCTCTACGCGATCGTCCACCGTAACTCTGAGGCCGCCTCACAGGTCCGCTGGCACCTCTACAAGTCCAACGATGACCCCGACGAGGAACGCGACGAGGTCAAGAGCCATCTTGCTCTGACGGTGTGGAATAAGCCCAACAACTTCTACACCCGACAGTCATTCGTCGAGACCATCCAGCAGCACCTCGATCTGACGGGGGAGGCGTACTGGATTGTTTCACGGGCTGGGGGCAATGTCGGGCCGCCTGTTGAGCTCTGGCCGGTAAGACCGGACCGGATGCACCCGGTACCCAACAAGGATAACTTCCTCCAGGGCTGGCAGTATCTGTCACCAATCGAGTCAGTGCCCCTCGAGACTAGCCAAGTCATTCAGTTGAAGATCCCGTGCCCGTGGGATCCTTACCGCGGACTTGGACCTGTCCAGTCGGTGCTGATTGACCTCGAGTCGGCGAAGTATGCGGCCGAGTGGAACCGAAACTTCTTCCTCAACTCTGCGCAACCCGGTGGCATTGTCGAGATAGGCCGGGAGCTAGGTGACCGCGAGTGGCGCCAGATGCGCGACCGGTGGGAGGAACAACACAAGGGCGTTTCCAATGCCCATCGTGTGGCGATCCTTGAGGAAGGTAAGTGGGTCGACCGCAAGTACACCATGCAAGAAATGCAATTCCCTGAGCTGCGTGCTCTCTCTTCCGAGATGATCCGCCAGGCATTCACCTTCCCGAAGCCTATGCTTGGTACTGTCGAGGATGTGAACCGGGCAAATGCTGAGGCTGCGGAAGTGGTATTCGCTCGCTGGCTGCTCGTACCCCGGCTTGAGCGAATCCGTGAGGCACTGAACACTGTCTTCCTACCCATGTTTGGGGATTCAGCAAGGGGCCTTGAGTTCGACTACGCGAGCCCGATTCCTGAGGACAAGCAGACTGATGCACTGGTCCTCACGGCGAAGGCGAATGCGGTAGTGGCTCTCGTCAATGCCGGGTTCGATGCTCAGGACGCCCTGGACACCGTCGGGTTGCCGAAGATGAAGTGGAAGGAGAAGCCGGTCCCGGCGCCACTTGCTCCTTTCCAGCCCGGGCAAGACCCGAAGCAGCCAGACTCGAAGCAGCCAGACTCGAAGCAGTCAGACCCAGATCAGGTCGATACGGATGCAGTAGCTGAGGCATTGCTGCAGTCCGTATTCAATACGGCGTCTCGTGAACGCCGTCAAATCGAGGCCGTGAGGCGGAAGTGGGCAGGTGTGGGGTGACTGATAAGAGGGGGCGGTTGTCACTCAAGCCCAACCGTGAGTGGTTCCGCATCCAGGATCTTGTTGGGCAGCCAGGAACGGCGGCCATTTACATCTACGACGAGATCGGGTATTGGGGTGTGACTGCCTCGGACTTCGTGGCGGCCCTAAATCAGGTGAACGCGAGCCAGATTGAGCTCCACCTGAATTCACCTGGTGGTGACGTCTTCGACGGCATCGCCATTTACCAGGCATTGGTGAGTCACCCGGCCAATGTCGTGGTCAAGATTGACAGCCTTGCCGCGTCGGCCGCGTCGTTCATCGCGATGTCTGGTAACGAGATCGAGATCGGCCCATTCGGGCAGATCATGATCCATGATGCCTTCGGATTGGCCCGGGGCAACGCCGCTGACATGCGGAAAATGGCTGATGAACTGGACATGATCTCCGATACTATCGCCTCAGTGTACGCGGCCCGCACTGGGACGCCTGCCAATACGTGGCGCGAGGCGATGCTGGAGGAGACCTGGTACGGGGCTGCTGCGGCCGTTGAGGCAGGTCTGGCAGACCGAATCGGGCCGGCCCAGGGTGATACTACCCAGGAGGACACCGAGGCGGCTGTCGCGGCTTCCTGGGACCTGTCGATCTTCCGCCACACACCACCTGGTTTGCTGCCGAAAAAGGGCCCGCAGGCGACCGCAATCATCCCCCTGCCTCCTGTTCGGCGTGAGAAGGAGCCTGTGAAGGCCCAGATCGAGCAGCCAGAAGACACCCCTGAGCTTCCCCAGACGGATTCTGATGATAATTCGGCTGTCGCAGGGGATGACGCGGATATTTCCAACGATGTACGATCAGACGTGAAGGATTCTACCACACCAGAGCCGGCGGAGGAACCGACGGCCGTCGAAAAACCCGAAGCCGAGGGTGTGGACTATGCGTCCATCCGCGAGGCGCTGAAAGGAGCTTTCTTCCGATGACTGACGTTCTCCCGCGCACCGCGGATGAGTTCGAGGCTTTCCTGAATGATGAGAAGAACCTCGACCAGTTCTTCCAGGGTGGGAAGCCGAAGCCCGAGTTCGGTGCTTTCATGAAGGGCTACGCCGAGGCGATCGCCAGCCGCGACTCCGGGATCGGCGACCAGATTCGCAACGAGGCGCAGAAGGCCTACGGCGAGATGATCCGCGCCGGGATCCTGAACGCCAACATGGTTCGCCCGGACCTGACGCCTGCTCGGCCATTCAACAAGCACTACAACGCGAAGGCGCCGGGCGCTCGGCTGGACGACAAGTACGGCAACTGGGCTGACTACTACGGAGCCATCTGGTCGGGGAACGTCACCGCCGAGGGTCTCCAGGCCCGGGCCGAGATCAAGCAGATCATGAACTCGTTCGGGTCGACCGTGCCGAGCGACGGTGGGTTCCTCATCCCCGAGAGTCTGCGTTCCGAACTGCTGCGGGTCGCCCTCGAGACCTCCGTGATGCGCTCCCGTGCCCGGGTCGTCCCGATGGAGACGCTGACCGTCCCCTACCCGACCATCGACTCGGTCACGAACTCGGGCTCCGTCTTCGGCGGTGTCACCGGGTACTGGACCGAGGAGGGTGCGAAGCTCACCGAATCCGCGCCGAAGTTCGGTCGGATCACCCTCACGGCGAAGAAGCTCACGGTCTACGCCGAGATCCCGAACGAGCTCTTCACCGACTCGCTCATCTCGCTCCAGTCCTTCATGGACCAGTCCTTCCCGGAGGCCCTGTCCTTCTTCGAGGACGTGGCGTTCATCCGCGGAAGCGGCGTCGGTGAGCCGCAGGGCTTCCTCAACGCGGCAGCCGCGGTGAGCGTTGCCGCGGAGACCGGCCAGGCCAGCGGCACCATCGTCTGGGAGAACCTCGCGGGCATGTTCTCGCGGATGATCCCCAGCTCACTCAGCCGCTGTGTGTGGATCGCCAACATCGACACGTTCAAGCAGCTGGCGACGATGGCGCTGTCCGTCGGCACCGGTGGTTCGGCCGTCTGGATCGGTGCCGGGGCTGCTGCGGATGGGTCGCAGACCCCGCCCGTGACGATCCTGGGCCGGCCTGTCATCTTCACCGAGAAGGTCAACTCGGTCGGCAACGCCGGGGACATCAACCTGGTGGACCCGGGCTATTACCTGATCGGTGACCGTCAGACCGTCCAGAGCGAGACCAGCACGCACTACCAGTTCGGCAACGACAAGACCGCCGTCCGCGTGATCGAGCGCGTCGACGGTCGGCCGTGGCTGCAGAACGCGATCACCCCGAACCAGGGCAGCAACACGCTGTCGCCGTTCGTGAAGCTCGCGACCCGCCCGTAGTTCCCTTCGCCGTCCCGGGCAGGGCATCGGAAACCCGGCCCCCTGCCCGGGACTTCGCCTCCCAAGGCATTCATACCCCAAGGAAGGAAGGCACATGAAGGCTCTCGGCAGAACTTTCAATGCCATGACCTCGGCCACCACCGCGGCTACGCCGATTTCGCTGCAGGACTGCGAGACGATCAGCATCCTGGCGATCGGCGCGACCTCGGGCAACGTGACCGTCCAGCAGCTGACCGCGGCGTCGGGTGGCACGGCCGTCAACTTCGACGGCTCGGACGCGGCTCACGGTGACGGCATCACCGAGTACTACCGCTGGAACAACGGGCTTTGGACCAAGATCACCCAGGCGGCAGCGGCAACGTTCACGCTCGGCACTGGCGGCCTCGCCTGCTGCGAGATCACCGCGCCGATGCTCTCCGACGGGTACAAGTACCTTTCGGCGAGCCACGCCTCGGCGTCGTTCGTCATCCTCCAGGGCGGGCTACACGTCCAGCGGTTCGCGCCGAACCTGCGCTCCAACATCGCCTAGTCAGCCCTACCTCAAGCTGTCAAGGCTGAAAGGAGCCCCAAATGACGGCATACGTCAACCCCTCCACGTTCCAACCCTACCTGTTCGGTGTCAAGGTCGCCGGTACGGCGAAGGCGGTCCCGCAGAACGCCACCCAGACCCTCTTCACCGTGTCGGGCGGTCGGATCGCCGTCACCAGCCTGTTCGGTGTGGTGACGGTCATCATGGCCGGAACGACCCCGAACTGCAAGTTCACCTCCACACCCACGACTGGCACCGCGGTTGACCTGACCACGACCACGTCGCTGGGCACGACCGAGGTCGGCGGGCACGTCACCATCGGTTCCTTCGGTGCGGCCACGGTCGTCAAGAACGCTGGTGCGGCCAACCTGTTGTCCGCTCCCATCATCGTTCCCATCGGTACTATCGGTGTGAACGTGTCGGCGGCGGACGCGACCGGGTCCATCCAGTGGACCCTGACCTACGTCCCGCTGGACGCGGGCGCGTCGGTGGTGGCGAACTAGTCATGGGCCCGAAGAACCTCGCGAATCACGAGGAGCCGTCTGACCAGGAACAGCATCTGGTCATCGGTAACGTTCGGGACCGGCTGGTGAGCCTCTGTCTCGAGCGGATGGCTGAAGGCACCAACGGCTATGCCACGGATGCCGACACCATCCAGCCTCACGAGGTGCTCGGGATCCTCGGGGTTCGGGTGACCAACGACATGATCGCGGCGAAGCCGGAGCCACCGGTGGAACGGGAAGCCCTGCCAGTAGAGCCACAGGCTCCTGTGGAGCACGGTACGGCGTCCGAGGGCATGTCTGTAGTCATCTCCATGCCGGACGAGCCCAGGCGCTCAGGGAGGCCATCAGGAGCCTCTAAGAGCCAGGGCTCACGTACACAACGCCCGTCGGGCGGGGGCAGTGGCTACTAGCCCTGAGACCGAAGACCTCGGCGACGGTGAGGGAACTCCCGTCGCCGAGGCTCTGGTAGTTCCTCAAGTCATCCAGCCTCAAGTCTGGATCTTCCCCCCATCGGAATCCGACGAGAATCTTACTGAAGGCCCAGTGCCTCCGCCCGGATTCAGGAAGGATGACTGAAATGCAGGCCCAGGAAAGCATGCACATGTGGTCCGTGACCACATTCCACCGGTTTGATGAAGACCAGGTGAACTACCTCACCCGTCGACTCGCTGGTGTGGGATACCACGGCGATCTGCACCTCGAGCACTTCGAGCGGGCCGGGCTGAAATCCTACCTCACGACGGTGCATGAGGGAAACCTCATCACCAACGTGGGCTGGACTCGGCTCATGAACCTTCTCACCAACCAGGGCGCCACCCAGGCGTATGACGCGACCCACACCCGCATTGGTACTGGGGACACCAACACGGCAGCCGCGTACGGTGACACTGACCTCGGGGCACTGACCGGTTCGACTCACCGCCAGTGGAAGCTCGTCTCTGGTGCGGGATCCCTCGGCACGAGGACCCTTTCCTGGTCGGCTGCGTTCCAGTCCGCGGAGGGCAACTACCACTGGCAGGAGTGGGGTGTGGACCAGGGGACCGCCGATGGTACGGCCGCTTCCACCTCGCCACTGCTCAATCATGCCATCTCGGACCAGGGCACCAAGGTGTCGGGTCAGGTTTGGACAGCCACCGTTACCTTCACGTTCTCCTAGGAACTGGGATGGACGAAAGAGAGCTGGCTCTCATTGCCTACACGGCATATGGGCGGGTTACGGACTTCAAGAACTTCCAGGGCAATCCGATGCCCAAGTGGGACGAGCTGCCCGAGAAAATCCAGGGGGCTTGGATCGCTTCGGTCCAGGCTGTCCTCATCGCGATAGCGGAGGATTGACATGGCAGCACTGGATGGCACTCACTTCACGCGGGTGTGGGATGACGGTCGGGCGGAGCGAGTCGGGCTCTATGCTCTCAAGAACGTGAGCGCTGGCGATACTCTGGACCTCTCCAATGACTTCTCAGTGCTCAAGCGAGCAGTCCTCCTCGGTACTACCGTGAACGCGGCCGCGCAGGTATCGGTGAATGGCACCGGGATAGCAATCCCGGCCGGGGCCAACGCCGACGCGGGTTACCTGCTGGTGTGGGGGTGCTCGTCGTGAGTATGACGGTCAACTATATTGCCTACAATGCGGCGGTTCCGACTACTGCGGCAATGTCTCCAGTCGCCACAGGAACATCCATCAAGACCCTTCTCCAGCTCACCGCTCCTTCTACACGCCAGCTTCTGATCCTCGAGTGGGGTATTTCGTTCGACGGAAACCCATCAGCGATCAAGACAGAACTCATCAACACTACGACTGTCGCTGGAGGTACGCCTACTGCTGTGACCCCCTCGGTTCTTACTCCTGGTGGGCCTCCTTCATTGGCGACAGCGGGATTCTCGCCAAGCTCAGAGGGATCGGTCGTGGCAACATGCCGCGTGTTCGACAACCCGGTTCTCTCGGCAAACACCTACGTCAAGCAGTGGCCACTCGGGTATGAGCCTGTGGTGGACGTGAGCCAGGTAGTCCGAATCCGAGTCACAGCAGCGGTAACGGTGAACGCCCTTTGCTATATCGCGTGGCGAGAGGGCTAATCTCCTAGAAGGGGTGCTGGCGCCGTGCCTATGAAGAGTGACGAGTTCAATGCCAGCGCCCTCGACACTGGGACTTGGACCACTGAAGACCCCATTGGTAGCACCACGTTCTCGGTAACAGGCACTCAGGTGTCAATGGCTTTCTCTTCCAATGCCTCTGGTGACCGAGACATGTATACCACTGGAGCAAACGGTTCTCGCATTGTGCAGACCGTGGGGGATGTACAGACCTTTGACATCCAAGCCAAATTCGATACCGTACTGAGTGCCAACTACCAGATTACGGGTTTCGCCTTCTGGGAGAGTACAACCAGATTCCTTCGGGCTGATAATTACTGGTCTGGGTCACCTCAACGGTATTTCTCAGACATCACAGTCGGAGGGGCTGAGAACCTCAAGGATAACGGGGCAGCTCTCGTTACGAATGGTTCCTCTTCTCGATACCTCCGTATGCAGCGCTCAGGCACTACGTGGACATGGTCTGAGTCTTCAGATGGTGTTTCCTGGACTCAGCGATTCTCGGGCTCGATTACCTTCACCTTGCTGAAGTGGGGATTGGTTACAGGGGCGGGAAACCCCGGGAGTGGGTACCCGGCTAATACTGGTCTTGTGGATTGGGTACGTGTACGTCAGCCCAACCCAAACCAATTGATCCAGTCTGCAGTCGATCGATCCTTCTCGTGGTGATCTGATGGCGAGATTCGGGCGTTTTCAGCCTTCCACACCCTACGGACCAGATGCTAACCCCACTGGGCAGCCTATGGTTCTAAGGCAATCAGGCTCATCCTCATCCTCGATCTCGCTCTCTGAGACAGCCTCGGCATCCGAGGGTATCTCTATCACGGTTACCCTCACCCTGGGTGAAACTGGCTCGGCTGCTGACACTACTTCCGAAACGGCTACCACAAGCGCCTCAGAGACCGCCTCGGCTGCCGATACTTCGACCGTTAGTGCAACCCTCACCGTAACAGATACCGGCTCAGGAGCCGATTCATCTGCCGTTGCGGCGGCTGTACCTCTAGCCGATACTGCTTCAGCAGCCGATACCTCGACTGTCGCCGCAGCTGTACCTCTAGCTGACACTGCGACCGCGGCTGACGTCATCACTAGGGCTATCGATAACCCGCTGAGTGACACTGGCTCGGCTGCTGATAGCTCAACTGTTGCTGCGGCTGTGGGACTTGCTGAGGCAGCCAGCGGAAGTGACGCCGTATCTGTTGCCGCTGCGGCGGGATTGGGAGAGACCGGCACATCCTCCGAGGCTATTTCTCTCACCGCCTCGATCCCACTGGGTGAAGTAGGGTCAGCCCTCGAGACCATCTCGATCACTGTTGCTCTGACTCTTTCGGATACTGCTTCGGCAGCCGAATCATCCTCAGTGGCTGCCACCGTACAACTGGCCGAAACGTCTACGGCTAGTGATTCAAGTGGGGCGAATGCCACTACAAGTGCTGGCGATACTGGCTCGGCTGCTGATTCGGTTTCTATTGCTGCCTCCCTAAGTCTCAATGATACTGGCTCGGCTACTGATTTGCTCCAAATGTCCCAGAATATCTCCTTTGGGGAGACTGGGGCTGCTACCGAAGCGATTTCTATCTCCGCGGTACTCTCTCTGGGTGAAACAGCCTCGGCCGTAGAATCCACGGTAGAATCTGCAGCCCTAACGCTTGCCGACACCGCCGCAGGTGTGGAAGATTCCGTTGTGGCGGCGGCAATCGCCCTCCTAGAATCTGGCTTGGCTGCTGATACTGTTGACGTTACTTTCGGTGGCAAAGTCCTTACCATTTTGGATGCGGGCTCCTGCCTCGAAAGCATGAAAGTCTCAATCGGAGCTCCGAAACACTCGGGAAGTGGGGGATGGGGCTCGGCTTTGGCGGTTTCGGCAGAGGTTAGGTACTGGGCAAATACCCAAAATCAGCTTCCAACTATTGCTTGCCCGCATGATGGTGAACCACTGACCCAGACTAACCCCGAAGGCATCGAACATTGCCGCTATGATGGTTATACAAAGGAGTGAGTGACGAGATCAAAACCTGATGATACGATGGGTAAAGCCAGATAGTAGGGGAGGTGCAAGAGGTGGGTTGGGAAGAATTGGTCGAAATTGTCCACGATACAATGGACATCAGACAAGAAGAGAAGGCTCGAGCACCTCAAGCATGCCCTAAAGACGGCGAACCTTTGCTGCCGACTCCTGATGGCCTAGGCAGGTATTGCCAGAATGATGGCTGGCAGTGGCCTCGAGATGATTGGAGTCCGTGGTGAGAGCCTGGTATTGCACTCGTGAAGACGTGATGTCTGCGCCCGACTTCAAAGAGTCGGCGAGGAACTCTCGACAGATTGACCGAGCCATCGCCTCGGCTACGGCTGCCGTCGCGGATATGTGCCACCGAGAATTCTCTCCAGGCTTGGCCACAAGGTACTTCTCCTGGCCCAATCTCACCTATGCTCGGCCCTGGCGCCTGTGGTTGGATGAATTCGAGCTCCTCCAAGTCACCTCCATCACCACTGGGGGTGTGCTGCTTGATCAGTCGGAGTACTTTCTCGAGCCCGTCAACGACCCGCCGTTTGACCGAGTGGAGATCAACCTCGGTTCTCAGGCATCATTTACGGCATCGACTACTTTCCAACGCTCGATTGCCATTACTGGATTGTGGGGATACTCCGATAACCAGGAGTCTGTCGCGAGCCTGGTTTCGCCTGTAACATCTACCTCAACATCGATCGATGTCGACAACAGCGAAAATATTGGGGTTGGTGACACCCTAGTCGTAAACCAGGAGCGGATGACTGTAACTGGTAAGGCTGCCCGAAACTCTGGGCAAACTCTCCTCATCTCTGTCGCCTCCAACATCGCCGCTAACACTCTTAGCGTGGCAGATGGAGAAGAGTTTCACCAGGACGAGATCCTGCTTGTCGATGGTGAACGTATGTTGGTTCTGGATATAGCGGGAAATACTCTAGTGGTAAAGCGCTCGTGGGATGGCTCTCCGCTTGCAGCGCATGCCAACGGAGCCGCCATTTACGTTGTAGGCTGGACGCTGAATGTAACTAGAGGGGCTCAAGGCACAACTGCCCAATCTCATGACCTACCTACGGTTATTCAGCGCTGGTGCCCACCCGATCAAGTCCACACCTGCACCATAGCGATAGCCGTGGATACGGTGCTTCAGGAAATCTCCGGATATTCTCGTACCATCGGCCCAGGCCCGGCAAAGAGCTCTGGTGGCGGGAACAAGAACACCAATTTGGCTACAGGAGGCGCTCTTCAAGCAGTCAAGGACAGTTGTTACAACGCCGTAGGCCGAAAAGGCCGAAAGTACGCTGTATAGGGAGCCGAAATGCCCAAGGTACAGACTCGAGCTGCATCCTCCTATGTCATCAATCGGAGTACTGAGGTCGCCGAGCGGCGGTGGAAGGCCAGGATGGCCAGAAACGACCGAGAAAAGCTCGCTCAGTATGTGCGCGAAGGAGTCGTTCGCGGCCTCCAGGCGCGTCCTGAGGCGCTCAAGGCAAGGGATCTGGGGCTCAAGGCTGAGGTCTTTTCCGCCTATGGGGCGATATGCCACTGCTGTGGCGAGGGTGAACTAGCCTTTCTCACGATCGATGACCCAGACAATATCCGGGAAATCATCGATGGGCCCGGTCTTTGGTCCACCCTGAAGAAGCAGAGATACCCCGACAACTTCGTGCTGACCTGTTTTAACTGCCAGGTGGCTAGTCTCACTCTCGAGGGCTGCCCTCACAAGCGCAGTATCGCCAACGAGTTGATCTGATCGGAGGTGTGGAGTGGCCGGTGCATCTTTCATTTCGGACGTTGACGGAAATAGTGTCCGATTTAGTGGTCCAGTGTTCGATGGACGAGCTTTAGCCGCCTGTGAAGCCCTTACGGAGGCGGCGAAGGAAGAAATCGGGAAGGAAGGGGTGTCCATCATCCAATCTTCTCTCGATCAAGTCCTCCAGCACCCTACCGGCTACTACCGCTCTCAGATCCAGTACGACCATGAGGGCATTGAGACGGTCATTGGAGATGGTGGCGTCGTCTATGGCCCGTGGCTAGAGGGTGTGGGGTCGAGAAACTCCCCGGTTACCAAGTTCCCTGGTTACCACACCTTCCGAGATTCATATCCTCAGATCCAAAAGAAGGCCGCCGAGATCTGTCTCAGCCTCCTTCGCGGCTCTTTTCTCGCCCGGATGAACGAGTAGAGGTGTGGTGTGGCATTCGACCCTCAGGCGGTAATGGACTCCATCATCAGTCATAGCCTAGCGACTGGCTGGTTTGACCGAGTCCAGAACCACGAACCGAAGCAACCACCGGGGAATGGGCTATCGGCTGCCCTCTGGGTTGATCGCATTGACCCTGTGGGCTCGGTATCGGGGGTCGATTCTACATCCCTCCGCGTGATGTTCATGATGCGGATCTACACCAACATGCTCCAGGAACCACAGGATGCGATTGACCCGAATGTCATCCAAGCTACCTTCTCCATCATGCAAGAACTGAGCTCTGATCTTGGTCTCGGTGCATTGGTGAAGAATGTGGATGTCCTTGGTGCCTTTGGTGAGGGGCTCGTCGCCAGAGCTGGTTACGTCAAGGTAGACACGCAGATGTACCGGGTTATGACCATCAATATCCCAGTGGTGGTCAATGACGCCTTTGACCAGGCATTCTAGGAGGCTCCTGTGGGTAAGGAAACTGGGCTTGGGGATAACTTCTACATCGATGGTTATGACCTGAGCGGGGACGTCGGATCGATCAGCAGTGCCAAAGGCGGAAATAGCCCGCTCACCATGACCGGGATCAACAAGTCGGCTTATGAACGTCAGGGAGGCCAACTCACTGGTGAGCTGGAATGGGTGTCCTTCTTCAACACCGCTGCTGGAGCTGCTCACCCAGCTCTCTCGACTCTCCCCCTCACCAGTCGAATCGCCTCCTATTTCCACGCTCCAGCGGTGGGCCAGATCGCGGCGTCACTGCAGTGTAAGCAGGTGAACTATGACCCCACCAGGTCTGACAAGGGAGAGATCACCCTCAAACTGCATGGGGAGAACGACCAGTTCCCGCTCGAGTGGGGTGAGCAGCTCACGCCGGGCAGCACCAATATCGTCGGCGCCGGTGCCCAGACCAGCCTCGACTACGGGGCCACAGGAATGCCGACTGCTTTCGGGCTCCAGGCATACCTCCAGGCGTTCGCCTTCTCCGGTACCTCAGCGACCGTAGCCATTCAGCACAGCAACGACAATGGTGGCACCGATCCATGGGCTAACATCGCTGGTGCGGTATTCACGGCGGTGACCGCCACCCCTGGTTCCCAGCGAATTGCCACCGCAGGTAACGCCTCCATCAAGCGCTGGCTTCGGGTGAATGTCACTGGAACTTTCAGTTCTTTTACCTTTGCCGTAATGGCTATAAGAAATATGACGGCAGTAGCCTTTTAGCATCTCCCCAGCGTACGATGCGACATACAGGGGATTGATCCCCTTATCGCTAGGGAGGCCGTACATGTTCAAGCTCCACCTGAATTGGAAGTCCGCCGCCGATTTCACCCGTACCATCCTTGGTGCTGGAACCATGCTCGGCGCGGTGGCTCTCAACAGCGCCCAGCAGCAGGCGATCGTGGGTGTAGTCGGCTCGATCGTCGTCCTCGTCCTGACCTTCGTGAAGCCGAGCCAGAGCGCCTGAGAACGACGCTGAGCCGACGGGAAGAGGGTGTGGGGGTAGATGAACAGGATTCCGCCGAGGATGCCATCTCAGGCGTATCAGACGTACCAGATCCTTGCCCCCACACCCAGCCACTGGCGGGCAGCGACGTGTGCCGAGGTTGAATGCCCTGCCTATCTCCGGGGCTGGACTACGACTCTCGATTTGAGCACCGATCTGGGGCAGGCCCAGCACAACTACATCCTTCGGAATAGCGGTCGACGGTTCTCAGTCATCCGATCTGGACCAAACGGTATCATGGCCGAGTTCACCTTTGAGCCCGGGCAGCGCTGTTTCAAGTCCGCTGACCATCGGCTCAGGCTTGACCGGCCGGAGCTTTACATCGTCCGTGACGGTGATAGCCGAAACCGCACGGGTGGTCTTCGCCAATTCACCGGGCAGAATGCCGCGGGAGATTGGAAAGACCACTTCTCAACTCACCAGGACAGGCTCGCCGAAATCCTTCGGCGTGGTTAGAACGGAGACAGAATGGCCAAGATCACTGGTCTTGCGTGGACCACGCTGAGTGTCGATGACTCGGGGGGTACCCCTCGAGACATCAGGAATGACATCACCAGTTTCAACTTCGCCACACCCCGCGGTGTGCAGGAAGTCACTGGTGTGGACAAGTCGGCGATCGAGCGCCTTCTGCTCCTGGCCGACTTCTCACTCGACCTTACCGGTGTGGTGAACACCGCGGCGACCACGAGCAGCCACGCGGTGCTGAAGACCGTGCCGTCGACCTCAGTGGCTCGTACCACGACCCTGACGGTTGGGGGCGCCACTCTCGTCGGGGAGCTTCTCTTCACTGACTACGGAATTACCCGATCGGACAAGGGTGAACTGACCTGGAAGTCCACAGGCGTACTGGCCGACGGCACTGTGCCAACCTGGTCCTAATTCCATAGGGAGCCAACCATGGGTTACAAGCCGCAAAAGAGGGTATTCAGACTCAAGTTCGCGGATGAGCAATATGAGGGGTTGGAGGTGATGGCCAAATCAGTCTCCACTGGAACATTGCTCGAGTTTCAGGCTTTGGCGGCTGAGGCCCGGCAGGAGACCCCAGGACTCACCTCTAGTTCCAGTAGGGAGGAGATAGCCAGGGCCCTGGCTGCAAACCAGGACATCTCCGGGGGGATCGAGAAGTTCTCGATGCTTGTGGACAAGTTCGCTGGGGTGCTTATCTCGTGGAATGTGGAGGAGGAAGTAGAGCTTTCGGATGGTACTAAGGTGGATCAACCAGTACCTCCTACCCGAGATGGTCTACTTGCTCAGGACCCTGACTTCGTCATGGCTATCATCATGGCTTGGACTGATGCTGTCTCCGGAGTCAACGACCCTTTGCCCGACGCCTCACCCTCTGGCGAGATCTTCCAGGAGCTATCGCTTCCGATGGAAGTCGCGTAACCAAACCCGCAGAGCTGGTGAGGGCAGAATTCATTCTCGGGGCATGTGAGAGATTTGGTTGCCTGCCGAGCCAATTGTATAGGGAGGATGCCGAACTAGTCCAACTAATGATGATTGAGCAACTCGGGACTAAGCAACAAGAAGCTCCAGAGATTCCTGATCAGCCCTGGTAAGGGGTGCCGTGAACGTAGTCGAGATCATCGTCACCTCCAAGAACATGGCGAAAGCGGGGTTCTCTGAGGCTGAGCGGGATGCCTCATCCCTTGGTTCTACCATGACCAAGGTAGGCGGACTTGCCGGAGCCGCTTTGGTCGGCATTGGCGTGGAAGCTGTAAAGATGGGCTCCAGCTTTGAGGCTGAGATGACAAAACTCACCACACAGGCGGGTGTCTCTCAGGGTGAGATGGGGAAGCTCAACTCTGGAGTCCTTAAGCTAGCAGGCTCAGTGGGGGCTGATCCAAACTCTCTTGCTGAATCTCTATTCCATGTGGAATCGAACTTCGAGTCCATGGGGATTAGCTCCGATAAGGCTCTTAGCCTCGTGGCTACAGCGGCAAAAGGGGCGAAAATCGGAGGCGCCGATCTCGTCGACGTCACCAACGCCCTTACCGCCTCGGTTGCCTCGGGTATCCCAGGCGTACAGAATTTTGATCAAGCCATGGGTGCCCTTAACGCCACTGTCGGTGTGGGTGACATGTCTATGTCCGACCTGGCCAAGGCATTCGGTACTGGTGTGGTGGCCTCCGTTAAGGGCTACGGCTTGTCCATCACAGACGTTGGTGCGGCCCTCGCGGTCTTTGGTGACAACAACATCCGAGGGGCTAAGGCTGGTGATAAACTAAGGCTTGCCGTTCAATCCTTGGCCGTGCCCGCTGCTTCAGGTAAAGCCGCTCTCGAAAAGCTGGGCCTTTCTTCTGATACTCTTGCCAAGGACATGCAGACAGGTGGTTTGAACAAAGCCATTACTGACTTGCATGACCGCATGGACAAAATGGGGATCTCGGCAAACCAGCAGGGTCAGATCCTGACCGAGATGTTTGGTAAGAAAGCTGGTGCTGGTATCCAGATCCTTCTCGGCCAATACGATCGCCTAGAGTCTAAATACCCGGCTCTTGCCGAGGGCGCTGGTAACTTCGGGAAAGCCTGGGATGGCACCCAGAAGACCATGAAGCAACAACTGGACGAGGTCGAGGGCTCTTTTAAGGCTTTGATGATCACCATTGGTGAAAAGCTTATCCCGGTGGTAGAGAAGGTCTTGAGTTACTTGGCTAACCATAAGGGGGTCTTTGAGGCCCTCTGTGTTGTGGTTGGTGTTCTCCTTGTCGCGGCTTTCACCGCTTGGGCAGTATCAGTAATTGCCGCAACCTGGGAAATCCTTCTGATCATCGCCGCCATTGCCGCGGTGGTAGTTGGGATCTATGAACTTTACAAGCACTGGGGTACCGTCTGGGACTTCATGAAGCAGGCGGCATCTGACTTCGGTCACTGGATGTGGGATTTCTTTGTCCAATGGCTATTCCACGATGGTCTTGAGGCGGCTTGGAATGCCACTTGGGGAGCTGCAGTCGCAGCTTGGAACTGGGTTAAGCAGGCTGCCTCAGACTTTGGCCATTGGATGTGGGACTTCTTCGTACAATGGCTCTTCAATGATGGCCTTAAGGCTGGCTGGAATGCAGTAGCCAGTTTCTTCGTAGCTACCTGGAATACCGTTCAAGCATTCTTTCTCCTCCAGTGGAATGACCTCAAGGCTGTCTGGAATGCTGTTACTGGGTTCCTTACCCTGGCCTGGAATACTTTCGCCGGGTGGGTTAGGACAGCTTGGAGTACCACCACTGGTTTTATCACCACCACATTCAACGCTGTGGTAGGAGCCTTTAGGACCGCCATTAGCACCATCACCGGTTTCTTTACCGGATTGTGGGGAGCTATCACTGGTGGTGTCAAGGCTGCTGTGGACTTCGTGGGTAGAACACTGGGCGGGATGGTAACCAGTGTCAAGGGTATTGTAGACAAGGTCACTGGGATGATCAATAGTATCCCTGGTGTGGGAGCAGTCAAGGGTCTTCTTGGTTTGGCCACAGGTGGTATTGTCGGGCATGCTGCCGAAGGTGGTGTACGGGGTAACTTTACCCAGATCAATGAGCGCGGTGGTGAGATTGTTTCTCTCCCGACTGGCTCAAAGGTCTACAGCCATGAAGACACCGAGCGGTATATCCAGCAGAACTCGGGCGGTGGAGGGGGCCGGGTTGTTCTGGAGATTCGTTCTTCCGGCTCGGACGTTGATGAGGCCCTTCTGATGATCCTGCGAAGGGCTATCCGAATTCGAGGCGGAGACGCCCAACTTGTTCTCTCTGGAGGCTGATCGTGGCTTTCCCCCAGACACCCCTAGACCTTGAGGTAGATCTGGGGGTTGGGAACACCTATATGGTCTCTGGGTCAGTCCCCAGTCAAGTAAATGTCTTCTGCGGTGGTGGCTGCTGGGCCTATGAAACTGGACTCTTTGACGCGATCACTGGTGACTTTGATCTAAAGATCGACGTTGCAGCCACTGACTGGACACCCCCAGTTGATCAAGTCCTAATAGGGAAGAACCGAAGCTTCGGCCTTGTCACCAACAACCTATCCTGGTACCTGGTCCTTAAGGCAAACGGAACTCTACAACTTACCTGGTCACCCAACGGGACTTTTGCAAGTGCCCGATCGGCTACCTCAACTGTAAGTACTGGATTTACTAACGGCTCTAGGCATAGTGTCCGGGTGACGATGGACGCGGACAATGGCTTCGGTGGTTGCACGGTCACGTTCTACACTTCAAGTGATATCGACAGCGGCCCGTGGACACAGCTGGGTTCTGCTGTAACCTCAGGTGGTACAACCTCTATTGCCATCACGGCAGCAGAGATAGAGATCGGAACTACCAATGATAGTAAACCAGGCTACGCCGTAGGGTTGACTAACTTCATTGGTGGGATCTACGCAGTTGTTCTGTTGAATGGAATTGGTGCTGGCTCAATCATTGCCGCACCTCGGTTTAACCAGCAGGATCCCGGGGTCACCCAGTTTACGGACATTAACGGGACCATCTGGCGTCTCACTGGGGATTCAGTCATTACTCGAGACTACGTGGATATTACGAGCGACGTCAACGAACGCGGGAAGATCCAGATCAAACGTGGTCGCCCGAACGAGACTAGTACCTCGGATCCAACATCGTGTCATCTCGAGTTGGCCAATACTGCAGGGAAGTATAGCCCGAGGAACCCCCTTAGCCCGTATTATGGGGTGCTGAACCGAGCTACCCCAATCAGGGTGGGTGTGGGAGCGGGCTCATCTGTACTCACCATGAAGCAACCGCAATATGACTTTGCCTTCTGCTATGACTCAGCAGGGGTATCTCTCACTGGTGACCAAGATATCCGAGTAGATGTAGATCTCTCTGCTTGGGGAAGTGTCTCCACAACTCTTGCCATGAAGAGTTTCTCTGGGCAATCGAGTTGGCTTTTTCTGGTGGTGAATAATCAGCTACTCTGGCTGTGGAGTTCTGATGGTACTAACACCACAACAGTCACCTCCATCCCGATTCCTCGTCCTAGCCACGGGCGGAAGGCCGTTCGGGTAACTCACGACGTCAACAACGGTGCCGGTGGGAACACCGTTACCTTCTATACCTCGGACTCGATCTCAGGGACTTGGACTCAACTCGGCTCTAGTATTGTAAACTCGGGTACCACATCCATCTTTGACAGTACTTCCGAGATTGTTCTCGGTGGATGGTCAAACCAGGGACCTCCCTTCCGTAAGTTCTACGGTTTCGACATGAAGAACTCTATCGGTGGTAGCTCGGTAGCCAACCCTGATTTCACTCTTGCCGCCGCGGGCTCGAGAATGATTACGGATGGACCCGGTAACCAATGGTTCCTAGCCGGATCTTCTGAGATCACTGACCAAGACTGGCGCTTCTCAGGTGAAGTGTATGAGTGGCCAATCGCTTGGGACAATACGGGGAAGGATGTCTACAGCCAGATTGCCGCGGGTGGAGTTCTAAGACGACTTAACCAGGGGACCTCAAGCCTTCACTCGACTCTCTGGTATGCGATGACTCATAACTCACAGGTCAAAGCCTATTGGCCGTGTGAGGACGACTCAAGCGCCACACAGATGGCCTCAGCGTTGCCTGGTAAGCCCGCAATGACGGTGACAGCTGGCCAGACCCTAGTGAAGTTTGCCTCGGATAGCGGTTTTGCCTGTTCTCAGCCCATCCCTCAATTCAAGTTGAGCTCATGGAGTGGGACAGTTCCCGACTACGACAATAGCCAAAACAATGAGTTCAATGCCTGGTTCCTTGTCCACATCAACACTCCAGTGGCTGCTGATACCCCGCTCATGCGGGTGTGGTGCAACTCCCCTGACACGCCTATCTGGCAACTCTCTGTGGATAACGCGGGCAACCTCAGGCTGATCGCGGTAGGGCCTTTCTTGAATCTCCTCCTGGATACGGGAGCTATAGGCTTCGGGGTCAATGGGCAACACCTCCGAATATCTCTTGAATTGAGGCAAAACGGGGCTAACATCGACTGGGCCTTTCTTACTTACCAGCCAGGGGACCCATCAGGTCTATTCTTCAGTGGGACCCTCAATACAGCCACTCTGGGTAAGTGTGTAAGGTTGGACTTTGGCCAAGATGGTACCCTTGACGATGTCTCACTCGGGCAGGTCTCGGTAAACTGCCCCATCCTCGGACTCTTTAGCTTCAAGCAAGAAACCGTTGCCTGGGTAGGAGAAACAGCAGCGGCTCGTGTTGCCCGGCTATGCAATCAAGAAGGTATAGGCTACGAGGTTACAGGCCTGATTGCTGATACCACACCTATGGGTCCTCAGCGACCAAAAGCTCTCCTCGATTTGCTAAAGGAGTGCGAGACTACTGATGGGGGTATCCTCACGGAGCCTAGGAACTTCGTGGGCTTCTCCTATCGTACTCGAAGCTCAATGTATCGGCAAGGAGAACTAGGCGGCCCAACGGTAACCCTAGACTACTCCTCGGCTCATCTCTCATCCATCAAACCAGTGGATGACGATCAACTTACCAAGAATGATGTAACGGCAAAACGAGAGGATGGGGGCTCGGCAAGGCAGACCCTAGATGATGGATCTTCTCTATCCATTGGGGAAATAGGTCGGTTCTCAACCACCATTACCTCAAATGTCCAGCTGGACTCTCAGCTTGTGGATAAGGCCAACTGGAACCTACACCTAGGTACAGTAGATGAGGCCCGGTACCCATCCATCACAGTGGAACTTGCCCGAAACCCCTTTGTCCAGAGCAGTAGTCTCACCAAGGCCATCCGTAACCTTAATGTCGGAGACAAGATTGTCATCCAGCACATGCCGGCTTGGATGCCACCCGAGGATGTCGAGCAGCTAGCCATTGGGTTTACTGAAACTCTGTGGAATTTCCTCCACACCTTCCAGGTCACCTGTCAACCTGAGAAGCCGTGGCATATTGCGGTATATGACAACACTAACTCGCGGTACAACACCATGGGTTGTGTCCTCGTAGGCCCAGTCAACACGGTCAGCACCTCACTCTCTGTCTTCACTCCATCAGGCCCGGTGTGGACGCATGTAGACGGAGACTTTGACATCAATATCGCAGGTGAACGGATGACCGTGACAGGCGTGTCAGGTGCAGGTGCTCAGCAGACTCTTACCGTGACTAGGTCGGTAAACGGCATTGTTAAGAGCCACCAAGCCAACGAGCCAGTAAACCTGTTCAACCGAGTCTACTACGGAGAGTGAGTAATGGTATTCGCTGGGCAGGAAGTGCGCGTCGGTGATGCCTTCACCTCGTGGACGACCTACACTCCAACTTTCCTGAATGTTACTCTCGGTACAGGAGCCACAGTAACGGGTAAATGGCGTAGAGTCGCTGACTTCATGATTCTCTTGAGGTTTCAGCTAACTCTTGGCACTGGTGGTTCAGTTACCGGGAACCTAGGGGTCACCATACCCGGTGGTTTGTCTGGAGAGGGCACCTTGCGGCAGACCCTGCCAGTATGGGCATTCGACTCCAGTGCCTCTGGATACTACTCAGGTGTGGCCGTCCTCCAGAATGGTGGTGGACCGAACTTCGACAGGTTCGGAGGCCCGAGCAATACCGTGGGATGGAATGGTACCACACCATTCACGTGGGCGTCAGGTGACATTATCCAAGGGCAGGGCTGGGTCGATGTTACAACCTAGGCTCTGATCGGCAACGAGTACACCCGGTCCCCTGCTCGAGGGCAAGGTAATCACCAGCTACCAAGCAAGCCAAGGCTTCTCGAACCAGCCGAGCTTGAGACCGAAGCTGTGGGGGTGTGGGGAATGAAACGAGCCAGAATTCGCCCGCCATCATGCCCCAGCTACGGGCGCCAGCGCGGGCCTGGACTTTCAGGTGTAGACTCGGGGCTTGGACTTGGCGGGCGTGGAAGAGCCCGTGGGGTTGTTGGCCTGAAGCACAGGTGGTTTTCACCACATTGCTGCCCATGGCAACCACCAAACGACCTGGGCGAATCTGGCCAGCCCGGATGAGGTTTGCCACACCAACCCTCGCCTTATGGCGATTGAATCGATCCGTTGAGTACTGAGGGATTAGGTAAGCCAGGTCGAAAATCTGGTCCAACGAATCCAAGTGGAATGCTTCGGGGAGTAAGTTAGTGATCTGTCGACCTGACTTCCCCGAGAAAGGCCGTTTGGTCTCCTGCTCCTCTGATGGACACGCGCCCAAGATGAGGGGTCGCTGGGTGGGGATCAGAGATGGATGGATAGGATCGAGATAGTCAGCATGGCCAGGATCCACAGGACCACTCCTATCAATAGGAGCCAGTCCCCTCGGTTCATCGCCGATAGCCGCCCTCTCTAAGTTCTTCCCCGATCCGTAGCTGGACTCCGACATGGGTCAACATCTCCCTACTGGGGCGGGGTTCGTATTTGAACTCCTCAGGCGGATCTGGTAGCTGGTTTCGACCAAGAACGTGAAAAAGACCAGAGCCGAGGGTTCGATTCCAGTACTCAGTGGGCTTACGACATGCGGAATGCACCCACCAACCGAACTTCTGCCCGAGAGTAAATCCGCCCTTCCTCGTATCGCCTCCGCGAGGGCACTTGCAGAATGAGGACGGTTCTCTCCACACCCCACAGATCTGGGGGCGATTGGTGTCCCGGCCTATCTCATCGTCCGAGGCGTTAAGGTAGGCGAGGTCGATGGCATTCTGCATCGCTGAAGCAGGCATTCCCGCAGGCATGCGGATGAGCCAGAGTTCAGTCCTGGCCACGATTCTCTTCCTCCCATCGGTCGATCTTGTCATCGGTTACGAGTTGAGGCAGCATCGGGGGCTCTCGAACTGCGATAGCATCCCCACTCGGGTAGTAGTAGATGCTGCGGTTCTTCTCCTGGTTGTACTTTACGAGGAAGGTAGGCTGCAGGTGCCAGTACTCGTGCCCCGAGAAGAGATGAGGATACCCGATCTGCTCATTGGGCGGGTTGAGGTGCAAGGGGAGGTTCTTGTCAGGGAATGCGGCTCGGATAGCCTCGTACCTGGTTCGCCAATCATCGTCGGTCATGCTTGGATCATATGACTGGGTTGGGAGAGCGTCAACGTCGCGTCACAGAAATTTCTGTGATTCGGCTATGAAAGTGGCCTTACGCGCGTATGTGTGTGTGAGCGCGTGTGATGAACGAAGTTCTAGCCAATTCACAGAAATTTCTGTGATGGAGGGATCCAACCAGCTGGCTGCAGCCCCAACCTACGCACGTCGTATCGCGACGTCGCGTCATGACACGAATCTCACCGCCATAGAGGATGCCAGCGGCAACGCTGACATGCCTAACGAGCGTTCGAGGGTCATCACACCGGTGAACTATCTCGGCACGTTACAGGCGATTTGAGCTCTTCGCCCTTCCCGCGACAGGGGCGATATAGTGTGACTCACCCCCGAACGACGAATCCCGAGGGTGTGGAGGAGACGCAATGGGCAAGTTCGGCAAGACGACGAGCCATCCACTCAGAGAAGCTCGGCGGGATGCAGCGGACTTTCGCGCAAAGAATCCGCGCCTGAAGAGGACGGGGGAGCCAGCGAATAACGCCAAGTTCTGGCGACCCGAAACGCCGAAGAAGGTCTGACCGATGAGGCAAGTCAACTGGGGCAATGTCAACAAGATACTCCTCACCGATGGGGACTGGTACGAGGTCCGAAATGCCACCATTCAGGTGATGGCTTTTGGTACCGAGGCAGTTACCTGCTTCTTCGCCACACGGGCGGTTGACACTGGGTCACTGATGGTGCCCCTGGAATCCATCCGGGCGTTCATGATCGCGGCCGACCCGGCGAATCCCTCGGGAGAATCACTCCCTCCGCTTCCTCCCGATCATCCCTGGGCGAGGGCCTAATGGCAAAGAGCAACGGCCACGACCTCGAGTGCGGCTGCCCTTCGTGTGTGGAGCTCGACTCCACGGAGAGCACGGATACTCTCCAGTCGCGCCTGACCGACGACCGAAGCCAGGGAACCAGCTCTGCCCACACCGTTCTTCGAGGCCGCGGCAAGCCCACCCACTGACCATCATCTGACCATCATCTGAACCACAGGGAGCCGACCATGGGGTTTTTCAGTGACAAGACCGACTGGGAGAAGAAGACCAACGGACGGGACAAGGAGCCGAGAGTACTAAAGCGCCAGCCTACAGTGACCGAGCAGGTGGTCGTCCAAGTCGAAAGCCAGGGCGGGGCCAAGTTCGATATCTGTGCCAACTGCAAGCACTGGACGGGAAAGCCCGTCACCAACATGACCAGGTGCCGGTGCTGCCAGACAGGGCACTTGGCTGGTGAGGCGTGAGATGGGCTGGTGGTCTGGGGTCTCGAATGAGGGTCAGATTCGGGAGGAGGTCGGAGCCCTCGTAAACGCCGGGCTCATGGAGCCCTATATCCGGGGGGATGGTATGCCCGGGCTCCGACGATCCCGATCCGCCGCGGAAGCCGGTCTGCCAAAGCCCCATAGCCAGATGGAAGGAGATCCCGATGGAAAGTAACCAGGGGGAACGGGATCAACAGATCCGTGAAGCCCATGAGGACAACGTGGCCAACACTGCCGATACCGCCGAAGCCTTCGGGGCTGATCTGAGCATTCTTCCCCAGCAGGTCCAGGACGCCGTTCACCGCTCTCGGGCTGCCCGGGATCGGAGGAATGGTAATGGATAGGCTACCATCCCGGGAGGAGCTTGAACTCCAATCTCAGATCCGCACGACCAACCAGCAGATCGTCCGTCTCGCGGATTCCTCAGGAACCAACCTCAACAGGCTGCCTGAGGACGTTCAGCAGGGCATCCGTGAGGCCAGGAAGGCCCTTCGGGAGGACTAGAGGATGCGGTACGAGTTCGCTACGAAACCGTACCGCCACCAGGCCGCCGCGCTCGCGAAGATGCGACGCGGCGGTTTCGGTGGTGCGCTCCTAATGGAGCCGAGAACAGGCAAGACGAAAGTGGCCGTGGACTGGATGTGCGTGGAGGCCCTCCAACACGGAGTCAAGCGCTGGGTGGTTGTCTCACCCAAACGAGTCATGGGGGTGTGGAGGGAGGAGATTCGAGTCCATCGTGGATGGAGAGTGGATGAGGACGGGACTAAGCGTCGCCTGAATATCCAAGTCCAGCTTTGGGATGCTGAGAAGCGTAGGGAAGGTCCACCCAGGGCTCCGGCTAGTGTCCGGGATCTCTCGATAGTTGTGGTTAACTACGAGGCTTTCGTGGGTGCTTCTTCCGAGAAAACAGTAAAGGCTTTGCTGGCTTGGATGGGGGTTAAGGTACCAGCAAAGAAGCCGCGGGCGCGCCGAGGACGTCGCAGGACAATTGCACCGGCTGGTGTGGTAGCCCCAGAATCCCCAGTTGGGATGATCTTGGACGAAAGCCATCTTATCAAGAATCCAACTGCTCAAGCAGCTCGGATGTTGGTTTCCCTGGGGCCTCTGTTTGCCAGGCGAATGATCATGACTGGGACCCCGGTCACAGGGGCAGAGCGGATCGCGGATCTGAGAATGCAGTGGCTATTCCTCAACCCTAACCGCTTTAAGGACCTAAGGACCGATGAAGATTTTCGGAACCACTATGGGCTCTGGAGGAATATCGGGCCCATAAGAAAGATCGTCCGATACCGTGAGCCAGGGTTGGAGGATATTAAGCGTCGGATCAAGAGGGATTCCTTCTCAATTACCCGTCACGAGTGTTTCGATATGCCTGACCCCACACCACGCGATGTCCTCGTGACGCTTGCTCCGCGAACACGTAAAGTATACGACACGCTCAAGGAGGAGATGATTGCTGGGATTAAGTCCGGGCAGATCGTGGCCTCCACTGCAGCCGTGAAGAGCCTTCGGCTTAGCCAGATTGCCGCTGGTGTGGCGAAGATCGACGCTGAGAATAGCCCGACTGGTCGAGACCGCTTGGTCCGGGTGGGTCGAGAGAAGTTGGACGCCCTCGGGGAATTGCTGGATGAGTGGTTCGGGCACGATGAGAAAGTAGTGGTTGCAGCTCGATTCCGAGCGGATATTGTCTCGATCCTGAAAATGGTGGATGAGCGATGGCCCCAGGCTTCCGCGTATCGACTGGACGGGACCATCCCAGCTGAGCAGATGCACGCGGAGCTCAAGCAATTCCGAGAGGAGTCCGGGCCTGCCATCTTCGTTATCCAGCCCAAGGCGGGAGGGGTTGGGATTGATCTATCATCGGCCGCCCGCTTCGTGTGGTATACCCTCGATCTGAGTTGGACTAACTACAAACAATGCTCGGACCGCGTGGCTTTGAACCGTACAGTGGACATGGTCCACATCCTGGCCCGTGGCACAGTCGATATCGCACACCTTCGGGCACTACAGGGAGATGGACAAGTCGGACGTTGGATTGTGGATCATCCAGACGAGCTTTGACAGTCCCCGATTCTGTATGTGATGATATCGACTATGACAACGTCTGACCAGCCCCCTCCCGAGACTCACTTGCCTGTCTACTGGGACAGTGAACGTTATGTTCCTAAGTCTCGGTTCTGGTTCCCCGCCCCCACACCGCCTGATCTCACCAACTGGTTCGAGAACGAGCGAGCCCGATTCTTTCCATTTTTCCGGGAGCTCGCCGCGGGTGCGCCTTGGGGGAGCGTTGGGAAGGATCCTCGAGATACCTTCGAGAATGTGTCGATGATCTCCGTGATGGGTGATGTCCCAGCGGAGCTCATTCTCGAGGAGGAGCTTGCCCCTCTCTGGCGGACGCTCATCGCTCAGCGGATCTGGGATACTGCCCATGAGAAGGGTGTAGCCCCAGTTACCAAGCCCCGTTTCTGGGTGTGGCGAGGTACGGCCAATTTTCTGAGTAATAGCTACGGGGTGGTAGCAGCCTCCATCTGCGTCCCCCCTCTCGATACGGAGGTCAAGGTATGATTCTCGTTGAGGGATGCGACGGGGCTGGCAAGTCCTATCTGATCAAGCTTCTCCGAACCAGGTTCTTCCGAAACCTGCAGCTCGGCCCGAGGGCTTCCACTAGCATCGGCGGGGTGAGCCACCACGGTCTTGATGGTCTCACCAGGTGGGTGGACAATGAGATTGGGGACTGGGCTAAGGAAGGCTATGGTCCTCGCATCTATGACCGTTACCCGCTGATCTCCGAGCCGATCTATGGTACTCTCATTAGGGGCTCTCTCAGTCAGGCATTCCTCTCCAGTTGGTACCGCTCTCGACTCAACACCATTCGCCATCAGGCTCTCGTGGTGTTTGTCGACCCGGGGTGGGACGCGGTTAAGGACGCCGTTACCAGCGACCCGAAAGGCCAGATGGACGGGGTAGTCGACAACGCCCACGCGATCTGGATGGCTTATCGTACCTTGAGTTTGTCTTGGACAGGCAAGGCCACGACGTTCATCCGTAGTAATCCCCAGTCCATTCTCTCTACCGTCTCGATGATCGATTCTCACATCAAGTCCTGGAGGTTCTGATGGCTCGGCTCCCGAGTGAGAGGTTCCTCATCCAACAGATTGGCGAGGAGGTAGTACTGTTTGAAGAAGGTACTGAGCAGGAGATTGTGAAGTTCAACCCAGCCAATGCCGATGAGGTGCGCAAGGCCCAGCACACCATCTATCTGAGCAACGACTTGTCCGACGAGGACAAGTGCTTTGCCCACTTCTGGTCCGGCTACTTCCACGCACACGCCCAGTAGGAGATCTCAATGACCCTGATTGGCTCACATGGTAAGGTTCAGATCGGTGGCGAGGATGTCACGGATCTTCTCGAACCGACACTCAAGCTCACCACGCGCGATCGGCTCTCCACGATCTTCCACCGTCAGCGGGCCCTCCAGGCCCACCTCCACGGGGGTGTGGACCCGGCCGATTTCGAGCCCGAGGAGCGGTCGCGATACATCAAAGACCAGATGCTCGCGCTCATGGACGAGCTCCACGAGATGCTCGCCGAGATGGCGTGGAAGCCTTGGTCCTCGGACAAGACCAAGTTCAACCGCGACGCCTACATCCGCGAAGGCGTAGATGCCACGCACTTCCTGGTGAACCTCATTCTCGCCGCTGGTTGCACCTCGGATGAGTTCTTCCAGGTCTTCATGGAGAAGAACGACGTCAACTGGAACCGCCACATGAAGCCCGGCGAGTCCTACAACGCCAGCGAAGGCAAGTGCCCGTGTGGCCGGGCACTGGATGACTACCCTGGGCAGAACGTGAACATCCGTGGTACCGTGTACCACTCGCTCGACTGTGAGCTTCGCCAGGAACGGCTCCACGCCGAGTACGTTCGAGTTCTGGGAGAGAAGGCCTGATGCTCCACGCATATCGCTTTGGGACCGTCGACCAGATGCACTCGGGGCTGCTCCGTCGGCTCGCCACAGGTGACGCTGAGACGCTCGACGTCGCGACGTCAGTGGACACTCAGCTCCACAATGTGATGTGCCACGCCAAGAGCTTCCAGTTCGACATGGACCTCAAGAGCATGTGGCTCGGCGAGTTCCGCTGGAACATGCTCATTCGCCAGTACATCGACCCGGTCGCCCTCGAAAACTTTCTCAATGCCATCCAGGCCAGGATGCCCCGACGCACTTCTCGTGGTGTGGCAACGCTGCGGACCAACATGGTCGCCGTCCATCAGAACGCGAGCCGCGAGTGGCGGAAGTGGGGATCGTGTATGCTCGCGGTCACCTTCCGCCGCAATCCCACACCTCAGATCACCCTGCACTCACGCACCTCGTACATCGGGTACATTGCCGCCCTTGACATCCGCGTGGCGCAGCACATCGGAGAGCTCATCGGCGAGCGGCTCGGTATCGAAGTCGAGGACATGTCCTTCGTGTGGGTCGTCGACATGGCCCAGTACCACGGATTCAAGTCGATGGCTGCGACTCTCATGGACCCCGAGCACCGAGAGCTCATCGAGAACTGGGACCCGAATGATCGCAGTAAGCCTGGCGTCCGAATCACCAAGAAGTGGCTTCTCTCCATGCAGAAGGAGGACGCCGAGGGTAAGCTCTACGGGGATATGAAGTTCGGGCAGGTCCGACGCATCCGCAAGCGCATGCACTCCGAGCTCCTCGGCATCGACCCGGAGACCAACCCATACGCGGGGGGTGACCATTCCGTCGGTAGCCAGCGGAAGGCATTCCAGCCCCTACCCTCGCGCATGCTGTCCACACTCGACTTTGGCAAGCTGGCCAGGCCCCGGATGGATCTGGTCTCGGACCTCGTGGCGTATGCCGAGGAGGACGAGGAAGCACTGGATATGACTGCCGTGATGGCCGGAGAAGGGTAGTCATGGAGTTGGCAATCCTGATCTTCATGATATTTGCTGGAATCGGCTCTCTCATCACCTTGGTTACCTGGTTCATTCGGGCCTGGAGGGAATGATGCGGGATTACTCGGCGGGGGCGGCATTCTTCCCTGACATGTACTCCATCATCAAAGCCGACTTGAGGCATGCCCAGAGGGTTGAGGTAGGGGAGTGGCACGCCCAGGATGTTTCGGGCTCGCCTGCCCACGTTACGCGCGAGCTTGAAGACGTGACTATTGCCTTCCCAGTGGTCCCAGGTGAGCCCCCGAGCGAGTTACAGCGCCGAGCCCAGCCTACCCTACCCTGGGCCGATGAGCACTTCGCTGAGCGCGTCTCAGGCCGGCCCCTCAACCCGCCGCCGAGTCATGAACGATGGCCCTATGGGGACACAACTCGGCATCAGACTGGGCAGGCTTTTAGCCACACCTACCCTGAGCGATTCTGGCCGAAGTATACTCAGGGGCCAGAATGGGCTAACCGAGGTATCCGCTTCGAGTATGGGGATCTGGAGGATGTTCTCCGCCTCTTTGAGCGAAACCCTCTCACTCGCCAGGCTTATCTCCCTGTGTGGTTCCCAGAAGACCTCGCCGCGGCGAATGTGAAAGCTCGGGTCCCCTGCTCACTTGGGTACCACTTCATGGTGCGGAACAACTTCATGACGGTCCGCTACTTCATGAGGTCCTGTGAGTTCACCCGGCATCTCCGCGATGACATCTACATGGCAGCTCGGCTCCTCCAGTGGGTTTGTGAGGAAACAACCTGGCGAGACTCATATGGCCCAGTGGAGCCCGCTCGAGTAATCCTCCACATCACCTCACTTCACCTTCTCGAGGGGGATCTGTGACCCGACCATCGCGTGACATCACTCTCATGGATACTGCCCGCATTTTCGCGCAACGTTCGACATGCAGTCGCGCGCAGGTCGGTGCAGTCTTCTCCAAGGCAGGCCGCATTCTTTCAACTGGATACAACGGTGCACCTGCTGGGATGGCTCACTGCGACCATTCACAGGATGCTCAGTCTTACTACCTCGGTAAGGATGGTTGTCACATCTCAGTCCACGCAGAGGCAAACGGCATCGCCTGGGCTGCTCGCAATGGGGTAGCCCTCGAGTCCTCTGAGCTCCACACTACTCGAGTACCTTGTCGGGCCTGCGCCCAACTCATCATCAATGCCGGAGTAGTTCGTGTGGTGTGGTATGAGGAACACCGAGTCATGGACGGGTTGGAGCTCCTCATGTCCGCCTCACTTGAAGTCTTGAGGTTGATATGAGACGAGTTCGCTGGAGTTATTCGTGGCGTAGTGGAAACACCACCTATACCATTACTATCTGGCCGAAGTTCCGAGTAACTGCTCGAACTCGGCGTCGCTGACGTTCTCCTATACTCAGGGATATGATTAAGTCATGACCGATGAATGGCTGGGAAACCCAGAGATCATCACCGACCCGAAGTATGGGATCTCGTATCAGCGAGTCCCTACCTTTTTCCGTCTCTTTCTCGTCCAAGGTCGGGATAACCTGGGTCAACCAATCGCGTTCGTGGTACAAGCCACCGGGCTCCAGCATGCTGTGAATGCCGTGGTTGAGGAATGCCAGGTCGATGAGCCCGGTAAACATCGTCATCTCATGCAAGTGGATCTCGTGTCCGAGGTCTATCAAGTTGAACGGGATGCCTCGCCAGACTCCACCAGCATCATCGCCGATTTCCGTGCCTGGGGACTCAAGAATGTCACCAGCTTGATCTCTGAGAGTGAGAGAGAGAAGAAAACCCCACCGTCATGACTGGGGATGAAGATTATAGCACTTGGACCTCGTGTCAGATGTACGGGCATTGCTTCATCCAAAATGGAGAACCTGTAGATAATTGCCTTGACTGTGGGGAGCCAAGAGAGGAAGACGAAAGTGGTCGAGATGAACAAGAGGGTTCGTCTCCAAGTTAGGGATGCCGCTTGTACTGGGTGTCGGCTGTCGGGTTTGACCAATGACTCCCTTGACATCTGCGTTACTGGGTCGGGGCTTGAGACAGCCTCGGTCCTGGTAGTCAGTAAATCCGCGGGAGGTAAGGCATACCACCAGGCCCTCTCTGAGGGCTTTTCTCGAGCTGGGCTCGACTATCGGGACATGTTCCACACCGCAGCGGTGAAGTGTCGGGTGTGGGATACGGACCCGTCGGCTCGAGATGTCAAGGCTTGCCGCACCTTCCTCGACCGTGAGATCGGGGTAGTCAAGCCTGGGTGGATCATTGCCCTCGGGAATGAGGCGTTGCTGTCCTTGACCGGACACAGTGGCATCATGAAGTACCGCGGGAAGACGTTCGATCATCCTTCTGGTGCCAAGGTATTCGCGACCATCTCGCCGAGCATGATGATCCGAAACCCGCGGATGGCCGATGGCTTTACCGCAGACTTGTCCTACTTCGCGGCGTTGGTAACGGGTAAAGTGGCTGAGCGCGAGCCTATAGAGGTTCGCCACGTAATGACTTTGGCCGGGCTCAAGGCGATGGACGCTGACATCGTCTCCGGTGTGGAGCTCGCTTCGTTCGATGTCGAGTCTACAGGGTTCAATGAGTGGGAGGCTGACTCAAAGCTGGTGTCTATTTCAATCTCGGTGAAGATGCCCGGGGGAGAAATAGTCAACTATGCGGTCCCTCTCTACCACCCTCAGAGTCCATTCCGCCGTGACTGGGAAAAGGTTCTCCGATTTGTCTGTCGAATCCTCCAACGGATCCGTAAGCGAGTCGCTCACAATGGGAAGTTCGACCTTCGCTGGATGCGCCAGTTCGCTCATGTGGATGCTGATTTCCCCCTCACGTTCGACACTATGCTGGCTGCTCATCTGTTGGACGAAACCCGCACAAAGGCTCTTAAGCCGCTATGCCAGCAGCTCTTGGGGGCAGAGCCGTGGGGTATTGATACCCATGACCTGCTCCGAACCCCGTTGCCCGAGGTGCTCGAGTACAATGGCCTAGACACCTATTGGACATTGCGGCTCTATGATCACCTCAAGAAAGACCTCATTAAGCAGCCGAGGCTTGCCAAGCTCATGGCTCACCTATTGGTGGGAGCTTCGGAGGAGATTACCACAGCTGAGATCAATGCCATTTATGTGGATTCTCGTTTGCTTCGAGCTAATTGGAAAAAGGCGGAGGAGAATCTGCATGCCATTGAAGACCAGCTCCATCCCTGGCTCCCCAAGGAACTACCTTTCCCAGTAAACTTCAACCCATCAAAGTTCCTCCGTTGGTTCCTCTTCGAGCATCTAGGCCTTCCAGTACTAGCTCGGGGTAAGCCAAAGGATGATGGTAGGCCAGGTGACCCGAGCGTCTCTGAAGGCGTTATGATGGAGTTGGCTGAGCAGCATGAGGTACCTAAGCTCTTGCTCGAGCGAACCAACTGGGCTAGGAAATGTGGGTCTTTCTTTGAGCCCTGGTCTGAGCAGCTCACCGAAGAAAGTCGCCTCCACACTACCTTTAAACTCACTGGGACGGTTACCGGGCGTCTTTCCTCAGGGAAGCCTGATGAGGAAAAGGTAACGGCGAAGAAGCAGGTTCGCGGGTTCAACATGCAGCAGGTGCCTCGAGACCCGCTTATGCGGGGATGTTTCGGATCAAGACCTGGGTGGTGGTTTGTCCAGGGCGACCAGAGCCAGGTTGAACTCCGCATTGCTGCCGAGGCGTCTGGCGAGCGGAACATGATCTGGCACTACCAGAATGGGCTCGACCTCCACACCGCCATGGCTGAGCGGATGATGGGGAAGAGTAAGGCTGAGATCCTAGCCGATCCAATCCTCGCTGTGCAGTGGAAGGAGATTAGGAAGCACGCCAAGCCCGTAAACTTCGGATACCTATACGGGGCTTCTTGGGGGAAATTCCAAGATATTGCTTGGCTTAATTACGGGCTCCGATTTACGAATGCAGAAGCCCAAGCCAGTCGCCAGGCTTTCTTCGAGATGTGGCCTGATCTTGTCGCGTGGCATGCCAAGCAAAAGCGCCTCGTTTACAAGTACCATCGAGTAGAATCCCCACTTGGTCGGGTCCGCCACCTGCCCGATATTCTCTCACCCAACCGTGAGGTGCAGGCGGAAGCAGAACGTCAGGCGATCAACTCACCTGTTCAATCTCTCGCCTCGGACATTACACTACTTGCATTGACCAATATCTCACGCCTTTTCCGCACCATCGGGATGCGTTCGATTGTGGTGGGCACCGTTCACGACTCGATCCTATTCGAGATCCCCGAGGAGGAGATGGCTCGAGCACTGGTTCTTATCAAGCAACACATGGAGAACCCGCCGCTCGAGAAGTTGTTCGGCTACACAATGAGAGTCCCCCTAGTTGCGGACATTACTGTCGGGCGCCACTGGGCTGGTGATACAAAGGAACTCACTACCGAGCAAGCTTTGAACTGGGACCCAAGAATCATGGAGGCGGCATGACCCACTCACCGAACACCCCTTGGCGTAGAGAGAATGTGGTGCTCCCCAAGCATGACGTTCTCTACAATAAGCCATCAGAGCAGTCAACCTGGGACAATCGCGTGGGTAAGGGAGGCAACAGTCGATACACTGATGAGGACGGCGTCCCTCTCAAGGTACCTACAATCGTCTGTTGGCGCCCGTTCGGTTGGCCCGCCCTTGATCTCTCATACGTCCGTAGGTGTGGGCAACCTGACGAGGAGAAGCTGGCTGAGACCCGCCAGGCAAATACTCGGGTTTTTGATCGGGCACTAACTGATGAGCTGGGGGAACTTGTCGATCGGTCTTCGCTGGGGACCGAAGGAGCCCGAGCACTGCGGGCTCGTGGTCGAACGATGATAGAGGATCTCCCGATCCCGGAATATCTGCCGTGACTGTGAAACAGTCCATCTATCAGGACCCTGAGAGTGGTCTCGAGGTTTTTACGCACTCGATGATGACCACCATGAGGAGATGTCCTCAGCAGTTCGCCTACAAGTATGTCGAGCGACTCAAGCCACGGCGCGTTGGTGCGCCCCTACGGCGCGGTACGTGGCTCCACGCGCTGCTCGAGGCCCATTACAAAGGGGAGTCGTGGGAAGCCGTTCACGACGCCTACAGCGCTGATTACGGTACCCTGTTCGATGAAGAGCAGGACGCCCTCGGGGATCTTCCAACTGAGTGCGATCGGATCATGCGATCCTATCTTTGGCACTGGAGGGAGGGTCCCTACGGTCGCGAGAGTGATCCAAAGTGGAAGACCATCGAGACCGAGATGAAACTCGAGGTCCCCCTTCCAGATGGTCGCCTTTACCGCTGCAGGATCGACGTTCTTGCCGAGGATGAGAATGGCCAACTCATCGTCATTGACCACAAGAGCCACAAGACCCTCCCTGATCTCTCTTACCGTATCGCCGATAGCCAGAGTCTCCTGTACCTCTGGGCTCTGAGGAAGTCAGGATACGACGTCCATCGGTTTGTGTGGAACTACCTTCGTACCAAGGCTCCAACCAAGCCTCAGATGATCAAAGATGGATCCAGGCTTTCGGCAAAAGCGGTTGAGACGGATTATCCCACCGCTCGTCGCGCGGTCGACGAGTATGGTCTCTCAATCAAACACCCGACCATCAATCGTTGGTTGGTTGCTCTCCAGAGGCAACGTTGGCAACCGGGGATGATTCAGACCAGCCCGTTCTTCCGTCGTGAGTTTGTGGATCGTACGGACGAGGATCTCGAGCGTATGGCCATGTCAGCTCTCTACACTGCTCTCAGGATCACAGAGTATCCTTGGGATGAGCCTGATATGGTCGAACGAGTAACGTCGCGGGATTGTAAGTTCCGCTGCTCATTCACCGATCTCTGCTCGACCGAGATCTTCGGAGGAAACGCAGACAACGTCCGTCGCCTGAACTTCACAGTTGGCGACCCGCTCGACTACTACGAGGACCTGAAGGATCGGAGGGAGATCACATGAGCTATCATTACCATTGTCGGTGTGGAGCGAGGTCGGACCCTTTCGCTACCAAGGCTGAGCGAGATCAGATGCTCAAGATCCATGAACAATTCTGTACCGATCGAGCTCCTGCCCCGAATTCCCGTGAAGCAAGGGAAAAAGCGGATCGAGTAGGGCTTCGCGGGCGGGTTCGGTCGAGAAAGCCAGTTTGACTTTCCCCGGATACAAAGCGTACATTGATACTACTTCGCTCCCGTTACCGGGGATACGAGGTACGGTCTCACCAGCCGCGGCGGTTTGAGGGTCAGTAATCTGGGTTGATTACTCGCCGGCCCTCATCCCGTTGGCTCCTCGCCTACACCACACTTATACCACACCTACACCACACCTACACCAAGGGAGCCTGAGATTCCTATTGACTATGCCGCCATGGCAGCGGCGAGAATCACTACACCAGAGAAGCGGGCTGAACGAAGGCCCAGGTTCCTGATCTACGGACGGAACAAGAAAGGCAAGACCCGCTTCTCCGCGACTGCCCCTAATGTCCTCATCCTCGATCCCGAGGCTGGTACGGACTACGAGAAGAAGATCAACCCTGACGTTTGGCACGCCTCGTCCTGGGACGATATCCAGGCATTCTACGAGTTCATGAAGAACTGGGGCAAGAGCCCGACTGGTGAACCATATGAGTGGATCTCACTCGACGGATTCACGAAGATCCACAACCTCGCGCTGACTTGGGTCCGAGGCAAGGCCACGGAGAGCAGTCTCACCAGGAAGCCCGAAGCGGTCACCACACCCGACTACGGGAAGGCTGGGGAGCTTCTCAAGGGCTTCCTCCACAACCTTCATGCCCTGACCAACGTGGGCATGGTCATCACCTCTCAGGAGCGGATGATCGAGGTAGAAGCGGATGACTCCGATGACCCGGATGATGAATCTGGTGCCTATCTCTTCGTGCCCGATCTACCCAAGGGTACCCGCGCGGCGGTGAACGCGGTCGTGGACGTCATCGGTCGAATCTACACGGTGAAGATCCAAAGCCAGCAGGATCCGACCAAGGAGTTGATCGAGCGTCGGCTCTGGCTGTCACCCTCAACCAAGTACGACACGGGATTCCGCTCGGAGTACAACCTCCCGGATCTTCTCCGTCAACCCACCGTGCCCCGGCTGGAACAGCTGATCCGTACGGGGCGCCCAGTTACAACCACCAAGAACAACGCCTCTACCCCTCAGATTCCCTCGCAGTTGAACTCCACGAAGGGTGCCGACAATGGTTGAGAAGGCCCAGGCTCAGATGCTCGACTTCACCAACGTCAAGGAAAGGGGAGACTTCAACCCGGTCCAGGTGGAGCCGGGTGAGTACGTGATGAAGATCGTGTCCGTCGTGGATCAGAAAAGCAAGAACGACAACCCCATGTGGGTGTTCGGGCTCCAGTTCGTGAAGCCCCCCGTCCCGTCGGCTGCCCGCGCGATCTACCCCTACCACTGCGTGCTCGACGAGAAGAGCCTCTGGAAGGTTCGTGGTCTGTGCCTCGCGGCGGGATTCCAGGTGCCGAAGCGCAAGATGAGCCTGGACCCGAACCGCATCGTCGGCCGCCAGGTGGGTGTGGTGCTCGAGGAGGAGGAATACGAGGGCCGAGTCCGCTCGAAGATCGTCCAGGTGCTGCCAGTCAGTGACGTCATGGGACAGAGTGACACGGATGGCTCCGACGTCGCGACGGACGAGGACTACGACACGCCCCCGGACGAGCAGCAGGTGACGGACGACGACCTGGCCGGCGTCGACCTGTAGGTCATGAGCAGCCAGCCCCGGCGGTGTCTCACGTGACGCCGACCGGGGCTGGTTCATGGAAGGAATGGTTATGAGTCAGCCAGAATCCCAGCTTAGTCGAAAGATCATTGCAAAGATTCGAGACCGGGGAGGGTTCGCTTTCAAGATCCAGGGAGGGCCAACCATGATGGCCGGGGTCCCTGATATCATCATTTGCTACCGAGGGCTTTTCCTCGGGGTCGAGACCAAGCTCCCCAGCGGCCAGGTTTCTCAGATCCAAAAACACGTCCACGGGCAGATCCGGGCGGCAGGCGGAACAGTGGTTGTAGTCCGAAGTGAGGAGGAAGCCGATCGACTGATCTCGGCCATTGACGCAATCGCGACTCGCCTCGGGTTACCTCCTGCAGGGCCTCAAAGAGCCCCAGGAGTATCCAAACATCGTGCTGATACAAACTGACGCACGACACGCACGAGCATGTCAGCGTCGCTTCTAGGTGCCTTTAACCACCGACCAGCCCCGACACGCGCATGACACGCGTAGTCGGGGCTGGTTAGTCAGCGACGACCGAAGAAGCGACGCTTGGGCTCCTCAGCGGCCGGCTCCGGTGTGGACTCGACCACGGGAGCCGTGGTCGGCTTGGCTTCTGCGCGAGGTGCCCTGGGCCTCGGGGCCTCACCACCCGCGGCAACCTTGCGACAGGCTGCCCGGCCAGCCTTGGTGTTGGGGTGATTGCAGTCCACATGGGAAACCATCGGGTTTCCTCCTTCTTGGTTGGCTACCCCAATCGTAACAAGGAATCCGTAGGAACGGCAACCGCCCCGGCCAATTAGGCCCGGGGCGGAGAGCAGAGTCAGTCGAGCAGGTCAGCATCCCCGGGGCCCGAGTCGTCACCCGTGCCGTACCATTGATCGGGGTCAGCCCAGTCATCTTCAGCCTGAGGAAACAGGGTGAACGGGTCAGCTGGGAGAGTTGCCGCGATTTCTCGGGCTCGCTCGGCAGCAAGATCAACCTTTGGCCCGGTCTTGATCGCCTCGGCAATCTCAGCGTTGAATTTCGCGCGATCCTTACGGCACTTCGCTCGGGCTGACTTCGTGGCTTCGTGACTGCACTTCGTGTGGTTCGTCATGAGACAACTATACCCCATGCCTCGGCGCAAGGCAAGGGGTACAGTCAAGATCCTTCCTAGGTCTGGGGCAGCTCGTTGGCGTCGCCTCGCCAGTCGTGCCAGTTCATGCGGAAGATCCCTACGGCGTTCGGGTTCACGATCAAGTACCCCTCACACCCAACGATCACGAACTGCCCGAGCATCACATGATCACCCTGTGCTTCTTCCCCATACTCGAGAAGATCGAGTCCACACTCGGGGCAGACCGTTGTGAGCCAGGGGAGAACGACCCCGAGCATGGCGTTCTTGACGGCATCGACGTACAGGGCCTGCTGGGGATCCTGAGGCACTTCTCGGTTGTTGATAATCCACCCCGGGTGCCCGGGTCGGCCTGAGTCAAGCCAAGAAAATGGTGGTTGATCGGTCATAGAATGACCCTATCATCAGGCGGCGGGGCTTCTCAAGGCGGACTCAAGATCCTCTAGGGGAACCTCGACCACGACATGCTCCACACCTGGGGCCGGCTTCCACACCAGCTCGAGTGCGGGGGTGTAGGAGGGGCTCGACTTTGGCTGCCCCTGACGGCACAGCTCGCGGGCTCGCTTGGTGTTGGGGTGGTCGTGGTTTCGATGGTCAATGCGGGTACGGTTCGTTGTCATGCGTACATAGTAACACAGTGTTACCGATCAATCAAACAGATCTTTTTCACGTAGCCCGACCCTTGAAATGCCCCCTCATCACGTGTATGCGCGAATCGGGGGCGGACGTCACACGGACACGTAGGACGCAGCCTTGACGCGAGCGGCGAGCACGTGGTAGCAAACCTCGGCGCCGGGCTGGCCGTTCTTCAGGGTGCGAGGCACGGCGCGAAATCGGTGCAAGCCAGCCGGGCAGTTGCAGTGCCCGGTCGTCGATGTGCGGTAAGTGGTCAGGCCGTCAGAGGAGACGATCTTGAAGAGGTGGCCCCGGATTCGACTGATGGCGCCCAGTTCGACAATCTCGATGGCCCTGACGTACTGATCGTCAACGGCGATCATCGCGGCCTCAACCCTGGCGGTGTGGATGCGCTTCGCGGCGGCCTGGCGACGGCATGCCGCACGGGCGGTCTTCGTCGCGTCGTGCGTGCAGTTCGCGTGGCTCGTTGTCATGCCTTAATTATGGCATGGGCGCCTCGAGTGCGTCAAGGCGCCCCGCCAAGATCTTTTTACCAGCTGCGCTTGCGGCACACGGGGCCGAGACCGATGTCGCGGCTCTCCTTGTCGGTCAGGCGGGTGTGGCAACGACCACAGCGTCCGATCACCTGGCCGTAATGAGCGGCGGCGAACTTCGGGTCCACCTGGATCAGGGGGATGGCCTGGTCGGTACGATCGGCGGGCAGGTGGTTCGGGCCTGAGATGATCCACACCCGCCCCTTGGTGTCGACCTTGCGGAAAAGCGTGGTCGACGGGTCCGAGGGGTCGGGCACGGCGTAGTACCCGGAGATCAAACCGTGCCACGCCTTGGTGCTCTTCTTGGCAGCCTTGAGCAGTTCGATGATCTCGCGGGCCCGAGTGAACGTGAGCCCTGCGATCTCAGCCTCGGCGTCAAGGTCATGAACGCGGCTCTCGAGCAAGTCGATCACGTACTCGGTCTGACGCTCAGTCGCGGGACGGCTCGAGACCGTTTGCGCGATCTTCGGAAGGGTCTTGAGGTAGTTGATCTTTTCCGAAGCCATCAACGTGTTGAGGCGCTCGTCGGCAAGGAGCCGATCGAGGAGTGAGAGCTGCTCGGGCTGGCGCTCAGCCAGCAGATCGCGCAGGAAGTTAATCTGCGGTACTGAGGCCGGGCGGTTGGTGCGGGTCGTTGTCGTCATGAGACAACCCTATCCCCTGCTGACTGGCATGTCAAGGCACCGAAGAACCCCTCCCAGGTGTGGGAGGGGCCCGGCGGCGAGGGATCAGTTGGGGATCACGCAGATAACTTTCTCGTTGTGGAAGGAGAAGACGAGGTCGTCGCCCTGGCTCATCTTGAAGCGCCAGCCCTGCCGCATGATGTCGTTGGCAAAGCCGATCTTCTTGACGATCGCGTGGCCGGTGGGGACGACGAGCTCCATGCCTTCGGTGACGTCCCGGGCGTTGATCGATTCGAGGCGGTAGGGGAGGGCCTCGAGAGCGGCCTTGGCAGCGGCGTGGTCGGCGTTGATCCTGCGGCAGGTGGCGCGAGCGGCCTTGGTGGCCGGGTGGGTGCAGTTCGCGTGAGTGGTCATTTCGGGCTCCCTGTCGTTGAGGTGTTGAGATAAACCTATCTCGAGCCCGAGGTCATCTCAAGGAGTTTTGTGAACGATCTTGAAATGTTTCCGCCAACGCCACCTGGCCACCATCTGGAGCCGAACGTAATCACTCGTCCAGTTGCATCTCTCCCGACAGCAGGATCGGACCCATCGGTCGCGGTACTCGAACGAGTACATCATCGATCTCCAGCGGCTTGGATGCCTTGCAGGCGAACCCGGCGGTGGATGTCGCGAAGCTCGCGACGCACGACCTGCCGCCCGTGGCGGCGGCTGCTGTCACGCTCCCAGCGGTCGCGGTAGCCCCCGCGGTTGTCGCGTTCGCCTCCGTAGTGCCCAGCCCTGGCGTTCATGATTTGCTCCTTTGGCTCGGTGTCGTAGTTCGACTGTATCTGGGTCGGGCAAGAGGGTCAAGGTCAGGCGGGCGTAAGTGCCTCGGCCCGAGTGCGACGGCACGCAGCCCGAGCTGCACGGGTGTTGTCATGATCGCAGTGCTGGTGGTTGCCCACACGGTGTGAGACGCGCTGTGAGGGCTCTCGAGGCGTCACCTGAGCAATCATCTGCGGGACGTTATTCGGTGCGTCAGTGTCAATCTGAGGCGCCTCTACGACGCTCTCAGCCGTGAGCAACACAGCGAGTCGTCGGTTCACCTCGACCAAAGAGATCGACGCCACGACGATCAACCCATCGACCGAGAACGGGATCATGTGCGCGCTGATGTAGGTCTCGCCGTACCGACGAGCCACACCAGCCATGTGCCAGTATGACACCCAGGCGGCGATGGCTGCTACGATCGACGTTGCGGCGATGCGGATTCCGCTCATCACCCCGCTTCGCCCGGGAATGCGCGTGATGATCTCAACCGTGACGATCAGTGCGGTAGGCGGCCACGCGGCGATGATGCGAGAGATCACGTTGGTGTCGGCATGGAGCACGTTCGCCGCCAACGACGCGGCCACACCCAGCGCGAGGGCGAATCGGACGAGCTGGCGGCTCGACTCGAGGCTTTCCAGCTCGGTCGGTACGGCTTTCATGTCAGGCTCCCTAGGGATGGCAACGGCCCGGCTGGTGTGGCCGGGCCGTCGCGGTGAGGTGGTTAGATCTTGAAGCTTCGGGCGTGGCCGGAGCAAACGATCTGGCCCTGGGCGGTTGGACGCCCGCAACGCTGACCCTTACGAGCCCCCGACTTGACCTCGCCCTGGCAGCCCTTCGCGGCGATCTTCGAGCGGGCCTCGGCGAGCTGCGCCTCGGTCTTGATCAGCGAGTACGCGGGCGCCTGGGGCTCCGCGGCACGGGCACGAGCCCGACGGCAGGCGGCACGCGCGACCTTGGTGCGAGGGTGGGTGCAGGTGATGTGGCTGGTGGCGCGGTCCTGGGGCTCGGTCACGGTGATCTCCTTCACGATCGGCTGGCGACGACGACGGGCGGCCTCGGCGGCAAGGGCGCGGTGGCTGGTGATGACGTCGCTGACGTCGAACGAACCAGCGGGCATGCGGCCTGCGACGATCTCCTCGGCGGTGTGGAGGGCGAGGGTCAGCGCCTCGTCGGACATGTCGTGGGCGGCGATCGTGGCGGTGGTCATGGTGGGCTCCTCGGTTGTTGTTGTTTCGATGGTACCATCGTATCTCACGCCTGAGGGTGTCTCAAGGGTTATGGCAAGATCTTTTAGCCGAATTGCCTGACAGCCGGAGACGCCCTGTGTGGCGTCGCGCTGCGGGGTAGGTATGCTGGCTATCCTGGGCCGGGAACGTCGCGCACGCTCGCGCTGAGCGCCTCACACCACCAAGCAGCCCCGGCCGGTGTGGCCGGGGCGGGAGAGTAGGGAGGTTACGCGAGGATCTCGAGGGGCTGCGCATTGATTGGCGAGAAGCCCTTGGGCACGATGTGCCACACGTACAGATCGACGTTCTGGCCGTTCGCCGCGTAGTACGACTCGATGTCGCAGTGGTCGTCCTCCTCGGTCGAGCTGTAGCCGAAGCCCTTCGCGGTGAGCACGTCATGCAGGTCGTCAAGGTCGACGATGATCTCGAGCTCCTGGCTGCCCTGGAAGTTGAGGCCGAAGAGGAGGATGGTCACGGCCTTTGTGGTGGTGGTCATTTCGGGCTCCTTGGCTTGTCGTTGTGGTGTGAGATAAATATACCCCATGCCACACCTCGTCTCAAGGCATTCGGCCAAGATCTTTTATCCACCACGAAGCCCGGCCGAAGCCGGGCACGTGGCGGGAGTCGATCACTCGTGGTCGTGAATGTTGCTCAGGCCCTTGATCTCAGCCATGGTCTGAGCGATAGCCTTGCGGCACTTTGCCCTGGCCGCCTTGGTCGCGGGGTGCGGGCACGCGGAGTGGTCGATGTTCTTACGCCCGGTCGGCTCGGACACGATGTGGTCACGGCTGCCATCGGTGGAGGGCAGGATGATCTCGACCGGGGCCTCGGCATCGTCGCACATCGGGCAGCCCTCAACAAAGGTCCCGGCGTGGTGACCATCTTCGTGGGCGTTCTCGTGGCCCGCCCGCTCGGCGCAGGAATCGCAGAGGGACAGGCCCACCGCGTGGTGGTTCTTTCGGGTGAGCCTGGCGTCGCAGTCAAGGCAGATGCGGTGGCTGGGGGCGGTGGTGGTCATTTTGAGCTCCTTCGTTGTGTTCGTCGTTGAGACAACGATATCCCACACCTCAGGTGATCTCAAGGATCGAGGTCAAGATCTTTTAGCCACTCCTCGACCCTGCCCCGAAGGGCAGGGCCTGGTGAAGATCAGCGGCTACGATCGCGACGGCACTTGGCTCGCGCGGCCTTGGTCGCAGGGTGAGAGCAGTTGGCGTGGCTTGAGTTCGCTCGGCGCGGAGCGGCGATCGTGCCTCGCTCGACGATCTCGCGGTCGACGTCCTGCTCGAGCTGCCGAACGCGGTCACGGGCCGGGCTGGGCCAGCCAGGGGCCTCGCCGGGCTCGGAGGTGTGGTCAGGCTCGGTCGGGATCAGAGCGTTGACCTTGGCGAGCAGCTCGGCGAGGGTTGGAGCCACAGAGTCCGGGATGTCGTCAGTGCGGCTGCACTCGTGCTCGGTGCCCATCGGGCCATCATCGTTGGCGTCTTCGAGCACCCCAGTCTCGGGCCACGTAACGACCATGTGACCACAGTCGTGACGGAAGGGAGCCGAATGATCATCCCGAAGCTCCTCGGGGGTAAAGCCATATTCGGTCATCAGGGGCTCCCAGGGATCGGTTGTCGTTGTCATGGGATGACTGTATCTGGGCGCCATGAGGGTGTCAAGGACGAATTTCGAGCGTCCCAGCGAGACGCTAACGAGCCCGTATCGCTCGTTCGATAGATGACCCTCAAGACGTATGTCGGATCGTCAGCGTCGATTCTGGAGGCCCTTACGACGCTGTCTCGCGTACGTGCGCGCGTCGTGCATGAGCCTCCCCTCCACCAGCCGACCCCAGCCCGAGGGCTGGGGCCTGGTGAGTGAAGATCAACCGCTGATGCGGATCGTCATCTCCTGCGCCTGACCTGGCGCGATGATCTCGTGCACCCCGGCAACCCAGCACAGGAAGTTAACACCATCCTTGCTGGTCATGAGCACCCCGTCGCCTTCCTTGGCGAGTTGCGGCGCGGGCACCGTCCAGGAGTTGTGATTCGAGTTGTACGCCTCGATCAATTCGGCGGAGGTCTTGTTAACGAAGATGTGGTGAGTCATGTGGCCCTCCTCGGGCTCAGCCCCCTGGTTGGTGGCGTTGAAGTAACACTATCCCTTTACCGAGATGATGGCAAGGCACGTCGCCAAGATTTTTTCCGCCGAACCGCCCCGGGGGATGAGCCCGGGGCGGCGGTCGATCGTCAGGCGGCGTGCTGGCTCACGTGAAGCCCAGCGGCCTTGAGTGCGGTGTCGAGCGCCTCGGCGCGGGCCTGGCCGTCCTGCGCGGGCACTGCGGCCTCGCCCTTCGGCTTGCGGGTGTGGGCGGCCTGCCAGATCGGGAACAGGCGCTTCGCCGCGGCGATGTCACGCGGGCCGAATTCGTACCGCTTACCCTGGCCAACTGGGCGGAAGGTTGAGGTCTCGTCGCGGAGGAAACGACGGAAGATCTTCGGGGTCGTGCCCAACATCGCGGCGACTTCGCTTGCGGTGGCCTTGGCGTCGGTGGTCATTTTCGGCTCCCTGGTCGTTGGTGCGTTGAGATGAACCTATCTCATGTGTCGGCGTCGGTCAAGGAAGGACCTCAAGATCTTTTCAGCCGATCTCCCAACGATTCGCCGCCTCGAGCGCCTCAGCAAGCGAAGCTTTGGCAGCCTCGAGCTCCGCGACGGCGCGGACGATCGGCTCCCGAACATCGTCGGGCAGAGGCAATGTCTGCCAGCTGGCGATGTTAATCTGGGAGTTGTTGATCTCGTTAATGTAAGGCTGAGCCTGCTGGCGGATCTTCATGCGGGCAACCAGTTTGCTAGCCATTTCGAGCTCCTCAGTGTCGTTGAGATAAACCTATCCCATGCCCGAGGCGTCGTCAAGGCGTAGTGCCAAGATCTTTTATCGACCCGAGGCGACCAAGGTCACGAAGCACAGCACGGTCTCGGCATCGGCAAGGGTTAGGGTGTAATCGATCTGCTCGAGCGCGCGTGGTGTGGTAGCCTGGCAGGCCAGCATGTTGTCCCGGGCCTCACCAGTCCACACCTTGATCTCGTTGGTGGTGTAGCCGTCGTCCAGGGGAGCCTGGGCCAGCTCGATCGGGTCGACCCCTTGTGTCTTACAGATGGCAACGACTGCCACGGCTGCCCAGTAAACTTGATCAAAGGTGGCACCGATAGCGATCATGAGGACTCCCCATCGAGAGCAGCGCGACGGCGCTGCTCGAAGTTGATCTCGTTAGCGGCTGTAACGACCTCGGCTGGAGTATACCACTCGTACTGGTCAGGCTCCTCGGCAACGTCCTCGTGATGCCGCTCAAGGGCGTCACCTATCAGGGCAAGTTGCTGATCGGTGAAGGTGTCGAGCTGTGCGCGAGTGAACATTTCGAGTCCCTAGGTGTGATGCAGTGTTAAGGCAACCCTATCTCTCTCAAGCCGATTCTGCAAGGTGATCTCTAGAGTAAACTCGGTTGTCCATCACCCCCATTGTACCAAGGTCCAGAGTGAAAAACAAGGAGCCTATCCATGGACCAGCCCCGCCACACATGTGGCGGGGCTGGTGGCCGGGCGGAGCGAAACGCGATCAGGCGTCGAGATCGTCGAGATCCTCGACCACGGCGTCCTCGTCCTCGACCACAGGCTCATCAGCAGACGCCGTCGCACCCTGGGCCTTCTTCGCCCGAGGTGCCTTCGGCTCGGACGCCTTCGCGGCCTTCTCCTTGACCGAGTCGACCACGGCGATCACACGCGGGTCCTCGGGGCCGGTGAAGTCATACCGCGCGCCGTGCTCACGGTCGCCGAGCTTGCCCTCGGAGTTCAGCTTGCGCAGCAGCATCCGCACACCCTTGGCGTCGAGCTCCTGGCTGGTGACCTCCTTGACGTGCTCGGCGAGCCACGGCGCACCGAACTCGATCTTCGGCTTGGCCGGCGCCTTCTCCTTCTTCGCCTTCGGAGCCGCCTCGGTCTCGGCGGACTCGTCGACGGCGATCTCCTCGACCTCGTCGAGCAGCGCGTCGGTGGGCTCGGTCATGTCGGGCTCCCTTTCGTGGGGGTCAGTGGGTGGTGCGTCGTGAAGACTATACCGGCCCGTAGGGGGTACTGTCAACACATCGAGCAAGATCTTTTCCTACGTGTCGCGCGGGGGTGCAGCCTTGGCCGCTACACCTCGTCTTGCTTTGGGATGTCACTGAGGATCTTCGCAGCCATGCTGGTGTTACCCATCATCTGGGCCATTGCAGCGGCAATGGCTTTACCGCATCGCCGACCCCATCGCTCAACTATAGCCCGGGTCAACAGGTCAGCATCCTTGTCCGAGATCTCATTCTTGTCGATGGCGTCCTCCACGATCCGGACGGCTTCTGGTAGATCCATCGCTTTCGGCCTCCTCAGGCTAGAGTAGGTGTGGGTAGCCCCAAGGCTCTTGGGCTTCCACCAGAACCTTGCCCCCCTCAAGACGACGAAAGTCCGGGCTGGCGAGCATATCATGTGGAGTGATAGCATTCGCGGGTATCTCCCACTCCTCCTCGGTATAGTATTTGCCGCTTGCCTTGAAGAGCACCACTCTGGCTTTGCTCATGCGGCTTTCTTCTCCACTCGAGCCCGGACCTGACTGGCTTGGTGTGGCCATGCCGAGTCCTCGCGGATACCGCACCATGGGCAGCGGTGCAGGGGCGACAACTCAGACAGGCCTTGGATGGCGTGATGCCGACCAATGAATCGCCACACCACTGGGCGACGGCATCGCGGGCACCACGAGGTGCCGACGGGCAAAGTCCGGTCAATGGGCTGGTCCCAGAGTCGGGGACCGCACACGATCGACCAATCCACGATGATGGGGCCAACCGCCCCGGCGTCAATTCTGACCTGGTTCGCCTTCCGCGAGGCCACCCACGCATTGAACGCCTGGGCGTATGTGGGATGAGCTGACTTCGCCCATGTCCACATCACCTTCTGAGGCGGTGTGGGGGTACGGCGGGCGACACACGCCCACAACGTCCACGGTGTCTGACCCTCATGTCGGAGATTCTTCGGTAGCCTCGGTGCCTGCTTCATCATCGAGAGCCAGCCCTGCTCGGACACCAGGTTCTCGAGGGTAGGAATCCCGGCCAGGATCGGCGGCCGAGGAATCTCAAAGGTCATCGGGGCTCCATTCGGATTCGCTAATTTTCTTCACCACACCCTCGAGAAGCCGAGTGCGCTCCTCGTAGCCAGTGGGGTCGATCAGACGGCGAGGAGAGGTGGCTACACGGGCGGCAATCGATACGGCGAGAGCGTCGGCTTCCTCGTCAGTCAGCCTTATGGTGTGGCTCACACCTGCTCCGCTCGCCAGATCGTTCCATCCTCGCACTTGAGGATGATGGCGTTGCCCCTGGCTTTGCCAATTTGCTGGAACAGACGCTCGGGATTGTCGAACGCGCCGCGTGGCTTGTCCCCCATCCAAGTCAACAGGTCAGTGAGGTTGCCGGGGCCCTTGCTCTCCTTGGTGGGCGTCACCCGCGGATATGGATGCTCTTTGACCTCGCCGAGGATCGGGATCGCGCAGTCACACTCTGGGTCACCCTGATGGCACGTGAGCATTATCCACGATTCACCCGGCACGCGCGTGTCGAGGATACCCGCCGACGTCTGACGGTCGTGGCGAATCAGGGTGGCGATCGACACCCGGATACGGCTTGGATCGTCCTCGAGTTTGTTCGCCAGCTCTGAGAGATGAATGGACCGGTTCTGGTGTGAGGCAAAATAGGCAATGATATGCGGGCGCACATTCGTCCCCCGCTTGTTGCCCACCATGGTCATTAGCCCTCCTGGATGATTGTGCGACAAGTCTATCATGTCACCCGAACACAGAGAATCTCAACGGTGTCTCAACTTTGTCTGCACATGTTATCATCATTATGCGACGTCACCGCGCGTGAAAGGGAGACGATGCCAGAGATCATCGATGAGATGCCGGCCACCGATGGGCGGTCCGTCTACAACTGGGAGGATATGGCTGATGGCCAAGTCAGGAAATTGGTCAAGGGCCGAGACTTCTCTTGCCGGCCCTATTCCGTCCGATCGGCTGCTCGCGCGTGGGCACATCGACGCGGGATAAAAAGCCACATCCGCGTCCTCGGGGACGAGGTCTATGTCCAGCTCGGCGAGTCTGCGGCGTGAACCAGGTGGATGGGAAAGAGCTATCTGTCGAGCTCCAAATCCGGGTCATCACGTGGGTGTGGGGCCAGCAACCGCCCTCCGACGGATGGGTCTGGATGGGATGGATGGATCGAGGTACCGACGGCACCAAGGTAGCCTGGCGGGACCGATGGTTCGCCAGGCAAGGACGGGAACTCACTGAGGATACGATCGCCGAAATCTCCTCTTTCCTCCACACCCGAGGGGACAAGGATATCTACTTCAGCCCCGTTATCTACGCGCGACGGGGGCACCGCACCAAAGCCAACACAACCCCGAGTCGGATCGTCCACGCGGACTATGACGCAGTGGATCCCCGCGGATTCTCACCCGCCCTGATCCCTCAGCTGGTGTGGGAAACCAGCCCGGGCTCTTGGCAGGGTCTCCATGTCCTACAGGAGCCGCTGGCTCTGGAGGAATGGGAGCGGCTGAGCCGCCGTCTCACTCGAGGACTAGGAGCGGATCGAGGATGCTGGGACATGCCCCATCCAATCCGTGTCCCGGGCCGCAGGAACTACAAGCCTACTCGGGTCCGTAAGTATGGACCACAGGGAGCTCCTGGGAGGTTTCTCCGGTGGAAGAGGGATGAGGCGGTCGATCCCTCCGAACGCTCTGAGTGGCTAGCTCTCCCAGAGCCTGAGGAGCTCGAAGCGTTCGACCCAGCCGTCCTACTGCCCGTTACCTCAGGCGAGGCTGGGCAGAGCACCAGGGACATGCTGGAGGCCGCGAGGAGCCGTCTCACCGCTACCGCTCGTGCCATGCTCCGCGATGATGAGGGCCGCACGGGTGATCGATCGGAGCATGTCCACGCGACGGCGAAGGAATTGCTCAAAGCCGGACTCTCCGCTGACCAGGCTGCCGCCATGCTCGTCGCCGACTCCGTCGCATTCCACGAGAAATTCGGCGGAAGGAGGGACATCGCCGGGCAGGTGAGGAGGGAGATAGAAGCCGCTCTCCGTAGCCTAAGCCGCGAGGGCTGGCGTCGGACCGAAACGACTACTGGTGAGGTTAACCTCCAAGAGCCCGCCGCGGATATCGAGGAACTCGCCAGCCTCACGGACACGGGTAATGCCGTACGCCTAGTGGAGAAATGGGGCCGCGAAATCCGCTGGGTGGCGGAGTGGATGACCTGGATTGTCTGGGACCCAGATACTGGGGTGTGGGTCCGCGATGACCGTAACGCCGTCCGCGGCAAAGCCATTGAACTCGCCAAGGATCTCATGAGATCTGGTGTGGATATCACCGATGGTCGCTCCCGCCTGGCCACGCTCAAATGGGCCTCTGCGAGCCTATCAGCCAGTGCGGGTAATAACTGCCTCACCCAAGCCAAAGCTCTCCCTGGTGTCGTGGTGCTCGCACCAGAGCTCGACGCCGACGGCTACCTGCTGGGTGTGGGCGGCGGAATGGTGCTCGACCTCCGCACTGGTGAGGCACGAAAGGCCGAGCCAGAGGATCTCATTACCAAGCGAACCACGATACCGTGGTCAGAAGGGGGAGCTAAGCCATCATGGTGGCTGAAATTCTTGACTGAGACCATCGGGGCAGAGAATCTAGACCTCATGCAACGCCTCGTAGGATCTACTCTCGTGGGTGTGGCGAAGAAGTGGTTCATCACCCTCCAGGGGCCCACCGACTCGGGCAAGAGCCAGCTCCAACGAGTCCTCCATGGTCTCATGGGTGATTACTCTGGCACAGTCAAGCGGGACACCTTTGCTTACACGAAATTCGAGCGAAATAACCAGGACGGCCTGGCTGCTCTGACCGGCGCCCGATTTGCCATGTGGTCGGAGACGAAGGACGGTCTGCGTGTGGACGAGGCACTCCTGAAGGACCTCACTGACGGTACAGGCCTGCCCAAGAAAGTCTCGAGGAAGTATGAAAAAGCCTATGACATGACCCCGCAAATGACCCTGTGGATGGATACGAACCACGCGCCGAATCTTAGGCACGGCGACGATGCTCTATGGAACCGCGTGATCGTCCTCCACACCAACGGGGTTGTGCCAGTGCATGCTCAGATCCCCCGACTGGGCGAGCGCATTCTCGAGGCCGAAGGCCCGGCAATTCTGCGGTGGGCAGCCGAGGGAGCCAAGGCGTGGCTTGCCGACGGAGGCGACAAGGGAGCCCTTAAGATACCCAAGGGAGTCGATGACCAGGTCCAGGAATATCGTTCCGAGCGGGATGAGCTGGGCCGATGGCTGGAGGAGGTACTCGAGCCCTTTCCCCCTCGCGTGGGTGAGGAGGTCGTAGTGAGAGGGGAGTTGTTGGGGGCCTGGAATGAGGAAGTCGGGGGCAAAATGACGCCGCAGGCATTCAATAGGGAGCTAGGCAGAAGGGGGATTGTGCAAGGATTGGCGAAGGATGACCCTTGGGTGCCCGTGAACCTGCAGGGTGTGGTGGGGAAGAAGAGGATGATTCCGGGGTTTAGGTGGTCGGGAAGGCGGGCTGGGTAGGGATTCATGATCGGTTGTCACAGAAATTTCTGATACGTAGCATTACTCTTTTTTGTTGCGCGTCTATATGGGGGGGTTCATACCGACGTATCAGAAATTTTGTTACTGCACGTCAGGGAGGATGTTGATCATCACAGATCACAGGAAATGCGCCAGGGCATGATCGGAAATATGCCAAGCCCGGAAATCCGGCTTAGGTATGCAGTAGAGTGAATAGGTATACAGTGAATGGGGTCTTGCAGATTGGTGAAGCTGGCAGATTGGTGAAAGCTGCGGCGCACTTTTCGTGCGGGGGGATCGGAAAATGACTTGATCTTGCTCTTCCCCGAGGTGGGATGATATACTGAAGTGTTGGACGATGCGAAGGGAGCAAAGAGTGAAGATCAGCGCGCTCATGCGGTCGGAGGGATCCACCAAGGGCGCTCGGCCCGAGGCGGATCGGCTGGTGTGGGAGCCTGTGGCCGGGCCGGACAAGTCCCCGGTGAGGGGCTCGGACTCGAGGGCCAACCGCAGGAAGGTGCAGCGACTCGGGCGGAAGCTGGCTCACGCGGAGAAAGTCAAGAGCCGCCAATTCCAGGCCGCGGTGCGACGCAGCCGACCAACGTTTCGCAGCCATCACGAAGAGCTCGAGCTGACCGGGGAGACGTTCATCGTCGTGCCCAAGCAGGAGGGCTAGGGTATGGGCACGGTGACGCCCTACACCCACGTGGTGGTGTGGACCATGGGCAACCGCAAGGTCGGGGTCGTTTGCCCCGATTACCAGACTGCCGAGGTTCTTCAGGAGGCCGTACAGGGCTCTCAGCTGGTGCTGTTGCTCGACCAGGCGGATGGTGAGGCACTCATGCGGGCCGCGCAGGTGGTGGCCTCACGCTTCCAGGAATTCGGGAGCGCCCAGGACAAGCTGACCGAGGCCACGAGGCTGCTCGAGGAGCGGGTAGGGCAAGCCCGGAATGCCAGCATTCCGAGCCCGGGCGACGACACGCCTACGCCCGCCTGAGGCCCGCCGCAGGCTACCACCTCACTCGCCAGCCCCCGCCCGATGTCACCCGAAAGATGAGGGTGTGGACGGGGGCTGGC